GCGCCTTCCGGGAGCGTTTCTGGGTTAGCCAGGGGGTTCCCCCACCCCCCCTCGGCGTTTCCGCAGGTCAAGCTAACTCGCCATTCGCCGGGGTGACCAGCCCACACGGTCGCTCTTGACCGAGTTGCACAGGAAGCACGCGCACCGGCAGTTCGCGGGCTCGTGCGACCCACCTCGACTCAATGGCAGGACGTGGTCGATGGTCGGCGCCCTCGGGTGTGGCACCTGCTGCGTGGGGTCCGTCATTTCGCCGCAGAGGTGGCAGCGGTAGCCGTCACGCTCAAAGATCTCCCGGCGGCGCACTCTGGACGACGTTGTCGCTCCGGCCTCACGAGCGCGCCTGCGTTCGCTATGAGCGCGCTGGGCGCATCGATTCGAGCAGTACCGTGCGCGTGCTCCTGCCACGAACCATTCGCCACAACTCGCGCACAACCCAGACGTCCACGTCCTATGCGTCGCACGTACGACACCATCGCCCGTGTAGAGCACGGGCAGTCTGCGCTGGATGGACGACTGTCGGTTCGCTTCATGCGCTGCCCGATTCCTGACGGCGAACTGGCACTCGACCGAGCACAAAGCCTGACCCTTGCGCTTGGCATCGAATGTCCGCCCACAAACCCCGCACGTCTCGGGGTAGCTGCGCATCCTGCGCTTCTCTCGCCACGCGCCGTGCTCTTCGCGGTAGCGCTTGTCTCGATCGAGTTGAAGCCTCGAGCGCCTGGCGCGCTTACAGTAGTCCGAGCAAGTGAGTCGCGGTCGTCCGCGTCTCGCTGGCCGCACAAAGTCAGACCCGCACTGCTCGCAGACTGCTGTCATCTATCTCTCCAGGAATTGCGAGCAGCCCCGCACCTGGAGATACGGGGCTGCTCTCACCTCGGGGATCAGCCGAGGCTGGTTCTATCTATCTAGCCGCGCGGCTTGTGGCCTTGTGCGCGATGTCCTTCGCGGGAGGACTTACGGTTGTGGCAGTGCCAGCAGGCGGCCCGGCCATTGGCAAGGCTGAGTTCGTCGCCACCGAAAGCGACTGGGTGAATATGGTCCGCCGTGTCTGCTCCGCCCGTGCATCCGGGGAGCTGGATCATGCAGCGACCGTCGCGCTCTCGCACAGCTTTGGACCAAGCTTTGTGTGCCGCAGTGGTTGTGCGCCGAGCACCATTGCCCCAGCGGTGTGTGGTGTGTTGGGGGCATGTGCCGGTTGTGGTGAGTGTGGTGCAGCCTGCGTGTCGGCAGACCTTAGGCGCGCGTGGCATCAGATCGGTTGGGTGTCGGTGGTCCAGGTGTCTCGTCCGCCGTGTTGCCATGCGACGCGTCCTGGTGGTCGTGGCTGGTTGTCGTTTCTGGTTGCGATGACTGGTGGTGTGTCTGCGTGGTCGACGAGGCTGGGCCATGTGTAGGCGATGGTGTGGCCTTGGTGGCGTGCCCATGCGCTGATTGCTTCATCGATGGGATTGCCGTCGGGCAGGTTGTTGAGCATGTGGGGTACGAGGTCGGTGTGGATGGCTGTGCCGACTGCGTGGAGTAGGCGCCGGCAGGTGAGCCAGTGGGCTGTGGTGTCGGCGGCTTTGGCGATGCGTTGTTGGTATTCGCGTGGCCGTTCTCGCCCGAGGTAGAGGCTGACCACGGGGCTTGGTGCTGCTGTTAGTGCGGCGTGGAGCTGGTCGCGGAAGTTGTTGCACGGTATTGCATCGTCTTCGAGTACGACGAGCCAGTCGGTGTTGAACTTGGTGAGGTGTTGCCACACTTTGCGGTGGTTGTTTTCGCATCCGAGTGCGCCGTTGTCGATGCTCATGTATGCGGCGCCCACGGTTTCCATGAGTTGGTGGGCTTGTTCTGCGCGTGTGGTGTGGGCGACGATGCCGATGGTGTAGGTCATGTGTGGTCCCAGTATGGTCCGGGGCATGTGTCCCACGGTCCTCCCCAGTGGACTCCGTCTGGTCCTAGCCCGTGCCACGCTGGCTCTACGCCGGCGGCGCGTGCGCCGTAGATGTCGTAGGAGCGGTCACCGGTTGCCGGGGTGAGGTTTTCGAAGTCGATGAGCAGCGCGCCTCGGTCGGGGTGTACGACGACGTTGATGAGGCATGGGTCGCAGTGCCACCATCCTGATTGGTGGATGGATGTGAGTAGGTCCCAGAGCGGTTCAGCGTAGCGGCGTGACCAGTTGGGGTGCAGGTTGAGGATGGGTGTGCAACGTTCCGTTTCGATCCACATGTAGCCGTGGTTGATGAGTTTGGGTGTGGCCCAGGGGAGTGTTTGGTAGGCCTGTAGTTCTTTCTCCCAGGCGATCTGCTTGGTGAACTGCTTGTGCACGGTGCGTCGGTGGATCGTGATGGTCGCGAGGCCCATGGTGTTACTTGTGCCTCCACCATGACCAGGCGTTGCGTTCGTTGGTCTTGAAGACCGTCACCACCTGGGGTCCGTGGATGAGTTGGTCGGCGTGTTTGGTATAGGCAACGTAGTTGAGTGTCGCCATGTCGCCGATGATTGTTCCCGGGGCGTCGTCTTTGTGCCAGACGCGCCGAAGTTGGTCTTCGTGGTCGGCGGCCATGTCGTGTGCGAATGCCATGACGGTTTCCCGGTCGCCGCCCACGATCCCCGCGTTCAGTAGGGTGCGGTCGGCGTGGGTGTCGATGAACTGTTGCAGGTGTGTGGCTTTGTGGTTGTTGCGCATCCAGTCGATCCCCACAACGGCGGGTTCGTGCCCGGTGTACAGCTTCCCGGGTTGCATGTGTTCCCACGGAGGGGTGAGCATTTCGACGTCGGTGCCGTCTACGCACCACACCCATTTGACGTCTGGGTTGGCGCGGAGCCATTGGTAGTACAGGTACCAGCGCGCGAAGTATGGGTTATCGACTGGGCTGGTGACTCGCTCGAATGACGCCTGCGGGTGGGTTAGTGGGTTGTCGCACAGCACGACGGTTTCACCTCCGGTGATGGAGGTGATCAACGTTTCGAGCAGTTTGACGTCGGGCCGCATGCGGGTGTTGCGCTGCGGGTCGGGCTTGTTCGACAGCAGGCAGGTGAGCACCACACGCCGGTCGGGTTCCACGATGGGGATGTGGTGGCTGCTCGTGTAGTGGTGCTCCCAGTACAACTCGGCGTTGCGGGCGGCGACGGCTTTGCGTTCCTCGGTCGGGACGGAACGCTTTACTTCCAGGTGCTCGTCCATGGAGTGGATGAGCTTGTTGGAGCCGCATACGTCGCCGTACCGGAACGAGGTGAGGCCGGCGTTGTAGATGCGATCGGACCACGATGGGTGTTCCCATCCCCAGCCGCCGAATTCAGGGTCGAGTCCGCCGACGCGTTCGATGACGCTGCGGTGTGCGTAGATCATGCATCCGCGGGCGCCGGTGAGCGCGAAGTGTTGGCCGTCGTCGTAGACCTTTGTGACGTCGTTGAGTTTCCGTCCGCCGGCGAGGTCGGTGAACTGGTACATCAGGTGTGGCTCGGGTGAGTCGATGTAGGGCTGAAACCAGTTGTCGGCGATCGGGTAGCAGTCGTCGTCGAACAGGAAGATGTGTTCGCAGCCGTTGAGGAGTTCGAGGCATTTGTTTTTGGCTCGGGCAATGCCTGCGCGTTGAGTGAATCGGTAGGTCGCTGCTGGGTATGGTTCGTCGCTGGCGTCGTCGACGATGACGAGTTTGGCGTTGGGTGTGTGGCGGCGAATGTGGGCGATTGTCTCGTCGGCGATGGTGTTCCGGTTGCGGGTGGTGACTCCGATTCCGATTGGAGTTCCGTTGGTGGTTTCGGGAACGTATCGGGTTCCGTTGATCACGACGTCGGTCATGTGTGGGCTCAGTTCGTCACTCGTACCATTCGCCGCAGTCTGGGCAGTCGGCGTCGCCGCAGTAGCAGATGTTGCGGTCTGTGGTTCGTCCGGTTTTGCGTTCGCGGTGCCGGTTTCGGTGCGGCTGGGCGGCGTTGGATCTGCGCAGCTCCTGGCGGGCGCGGGCTGCCTCATCCATTGGTGCAGTCCATCGTCCAGCCGTTCTTGCGTGTGGTCACGCGGATTGTGGTGTCCTCGTGTTTCGCCCCGGCCATCGCGAGGGTGGCCGTCTTCGCGAGTGCGGCCATGATCGGCAGCATCCAAGGCTCGTTGGGTCCAGCTTTCTGGACCGCTTGAACATCAGGTGGCGTGGTGGTCCACTGGCCGGGATCGGCGTGCATGAGCACTTTCCCGTCAACTTCGATGTGGATCACTGTTCGGCCGCTTTCTGTAAAGCTTTCGCGGGGACAACAACGTCGTTGCTTGTTTTGTCGATGGTGATCGACAGCACGGGCGGGGTTGTGGGGGTGGTTCGGATGTTGATGACGCGGTGCCCGGTCGGCGCGTCGGCTGCTTGTTTCCGCATCTGCTCCACCTCGACGCGTGTGAGGACCACGTATTTGGTGTTGATCGCGGCTTCGAGAGCTTCGGCGATCAAGCGGGGGGTGTCGAGGTGGGGCAGGCCTGCTTCTTCGGCGAATTGGCCGGCGAGCTCGGGGGGCACGCTGATGGCGCGCAAGCCGGGGAGAAGTATGGGGAAGGGTTTGTTGTTGTCGTCGCCGGGGTGGGTGAGGTTTTGCAGGGTGTGGGTGAGGAAGTCTGTGAACTCGCTCATCGGGTCCGTTCCCCTCATCAGGGCTGTCATCCTCGGATGCACCACCAGATGCGTGTGAGTAGCGACGGGGGCTTGTAGAGGTCAGTGGTGTTCCAGGGCTGTGGATCAGGGATAGTCAGTGATCGTCTGGTCCAGGATGGGGTGGCTTCTATGCGGTCCAGGATCATCTGGGAGACGCTGCCCGTGTACAGGCGGGTTTCGTCTTTGGGTGGGTCGATACGTCGCGACACGGCGATCAGGCGGCGGGCAAAACGCCGCATGATCCGGGCCGCTTGGCGTTTCATTCTGATCGGCCGCCGATGGTGCCGGCACCGTCCTGCAAGTTGATACGCCACGACTCCGGATCAATATCATTCGGGAGTCGGCAAGCCTTGCTGCACGCCGAGAAACGAACCTTGCCGCAAGGCTCCGGGCAGCATCGTAAATGCTTGAGCGGCATTCGTCAGGCTCCCCGAGCGCCGATACTACCGCCGCCCTGACGCTTGACTTCGATGTACTGCGCGTCCTGCGAATCAGGAAGCGAGTACGTCGTCACGTTGTTGTTGACGACAGTGGACGGTCCTTTGACGCCGCGTGCGTCGAGTTCCTGCGCGATCATCGCGCGGATACCGTCCTCGAAAACCTTCGCGGCAGCTTTACCGATCTCGGTGAAGTCAGACATGGTTGGTGCTATCTCTCCTGGCGTGTGGGCGGGGTAACCGGTCAAGCAGCTGGTCGAGTATGCGTTCAGCGGCGGCGATGATGTCCGGGTTGCCTGCCTGCCGTGCAAGTTTCAGATTGAAATGCGCGCCCTGGATGCGTTCGGTCAGTGTGCGCGGCGCAGGGAAAGCACTCATCGGTGCCGCCTGGCCTTTACGCGGGTAGCGTGTTCAGCTTTGGCTACATCCAGGACGCGGTAAACGTTGTGCCCGGTGCGGTTTTTCCCGGACGGTGCGAGGGTGCCACGGTTGACCCACACATAGATGGTGCTGGTGGTGACACCGCATAGTGCGGCCGCTTCGGCTGCGGTGACGAGTGTGTCGATACCGTCAGGGGTGAGGACTGCGGTTCCTGCCATCTAGCTCGGGTCCCTTCCCGGATGTGAGCATGAAAAATGCCCACAAACCCGAAAGCTCGTCCGGGTGCGGGCATAGTTCGTCTACTGGCAGTTATCTTACACGAAAGATCAACCGGCTTGTTGTTGTTCGGACTCGATGAGCGTGTCGAGGCATACGCGGATGAGCCATTTGTAGTTTTTCCCGTCGGGGTCGTCGCGGACGATGTAGGTGCAGTCGGGGTTGCCGCATGCGATGTAGTCGTTGCCGCCCATTCCGATGGTGCGTTCCATTGCGAGTAGTCCGCAGGATGGGCAGGGCACGGGGAGTGTGTATTTGGGTGCTTTGGTGTATCCGAGTATGCGGAGGATTCGGTGGTGCAGGTCGGGTAGTTCTTTGAGGTCGTCGTGGGTGACGAGTTGGGTGAGTTGTTCGCAGCGTGGTTCGAGGTATTTCCAGGCGGCGATGATTCGTTTTTGTTCGTTTCCGTGGGGTGGTGGGGTTTCGTTGCGTTGTTCGGCGAGGTAGTCGTGCCAGCTTGTGAGCATGTCGGCGATGAGTGCTGCGGTGTCGCTGGCCCATTCGGCGGGGTGTCCGTAGGTGTGGGTTTTGGTGTGTCGGAGGGTTTGTTGGCGTGGTGGTGTGGGGAGTTGGGTGTGAAGGTGGAGCCAGTCGATGGTGAGCCGGTAGAGGGTGTAGCGGAGTTTGTTGGGGTTCATGTGTTTTGGTTTGGTGGGTGTTTCCGCATGGGTATCGGTGTCGATCGGCTGGGTCACTTCTCAGGCCTCCTAGCCTCGTTGGGTTCAGACTGCACAACCGACCCGACAACAGGGTGGTTGAACTTTTGGCAGGCGCATTCGCCGCCCCGGCAGCACTCGCAGGAATCAAAGAAACAGCTGGTGCATACGTCTTTAGAGGAGTATCGGGGAATCATCTGGTGTGGTGTCCTTTGCAGTCGGTGGAATGCTCTGTGCGGGGCTGGAAACACGCCGGACAAACAGGGCTCTCAACGAGGAAACGAGCCTGGGAAGCAAGGATCACGGACAGTGGGGGGGTCACGGTTGGTCCTTTGTGTTGAGTAGTTGTGCGATGGCGATAAGGGCGTGGACCTGAGCCGCCTGGTAATCCCCCGCGGCGGCTTCCTCTTTGGCCCGGTCAATGTGATCGGCAGGGGACACGATCTTGCGGCCGGTCAAAAGGGAGGAGCCCAGGCGTCTATGAGGACATCGAACGCAGCATCAGCCATCCGCCGCCACGCATCCTTCTCCTGCTCCGACAGGGTGTTCCAGGGGAACATGCGGCCGGAGCTGGTGGTTTCGCAGATGGCTTGCGCGGCCCGCTCAACCAGAGCTGCACGCTCAGGGGTAGTCATGGTTTTCCTTTCGTGAGCCATTCCGCCCACCCCTGATCCACCACAGGCCGCGGTGGTGTGGTGTCCGGGATGATGTGAATATCCGTATGCCCCGACGCGATGGCGTGGCGGTCTGCTTTCCACTGAGCGCAGTCTTCGCACGACTGGTCCCAGACACGGTTGCACTCCCGGCAATGAACCTGAATCACGCGATCGCCTCCCGCATGCAGTCGGTGCACCGCGTCAACCCACACATCGGGAATGCAGCATTGGTGGTCCAACCCAACGTCTTTCCGCACCTATCGCAGTCCAAGACATAGAACCGGTCGCTCATGCCTCGCTCCATCCCGACACCCAGCGGGCAGCTGTGCGGTCACCGATCCATCCAGGCGGGAGAATCCACCCCTCGCGGGCGGGAACAGTTTCACGGGTGAGTCCTCCGAGGGCTTTATCAACCTCAGAAGCCACATGCGCGGTGTGCACGCCGTCGCCTTCCTCCGACCACCCGCAGATGCAGTACTCGACACGGTGCTCGCCGAGGAACCCCCTGTCTGCACCGTCGTACGTGTGCGCATCGATCACCTCGATCATGAGGTTTTGGGCTTCGCTGCTCACGCTTCCTCCAAAGAGTCTGTAGGGATGTAGAGCACGCGGGCGGGAAGGAAGTCGATAAGGCCCCCTGGAAGGCTCTCGTCTTGGTCATCGTTGGCCCAATACCAGGTACCCCTACTCGTCTTCTGCAGGGTTCCTCCGTCGTGGGTGAGAATTACGTTATCTGGGGTCATCGTCAGCTGTATCCGCTTGTGCCTTGTTGGGCGAGGTGTCGTAATCGAAAACAACCAACATGTCGGTGTTTCCACTTAGGACGGGGCAATCCTCAGGTGGGTGTACCACCAGGCAGGCAGGACACGAGTGATCCTCAGTGAACGGTCCGTAGTGTTTGGTTGGGATCAAAGCGAAGGTCGACGCCTCATCCTGCGGCCTGGTACGAATCCACCCGCCGTAGTCATAGTGCCACCGGGCGTTGAACCTATCGCGCCAAGCACGATCGCGGTGTTCAGGGCTCAAGTGCTGGACGTCTGATCCATGCTCTGTGGTCGGCATAGTCGTCATCTCCCTACGAGTGTCGGTAATCGGAAACATGTGTGCGCTGTCAGATCGGCTGCCTACCTGGAGAAACGGCGACGATCATCGAATCAACCCCTGATAAGCAACAGAGTTCAGATCAGGCACCAGGCACCTCCCGCCAATCCCGGTACACAAAAGTCCACAGTGACTCCCGGTACGGCGCCGGTCGGCCCGCATGGGAGATGGCTTTCGCGAGCACGTGTTCCTCTCCGACCGCGGTGATCTCGATGATCGTTTCGCCGCGTCCTTCATCGCCGGCGAGTCGGGTTCCGACGGTCCAGCCGTTCTTCCGTGCAGTGTCTGCGTCGCTCATGCCTCGCTCCATCCCGACACCCAGCGGGCTTCTGTGTGCTTCGTAGCGGGATCGGGACAGCGGTGCAGTCCGCGGGGGCGTTCCTCGCGGGTGAGTCCTCCGAGGGCTTTGTCGATTTCCTCGGCCAAGTGCTCGGCACATGTGGGAGGTCCCCAGCGAACCCCCTCCTGCCACCCGCAGGAGCACAGCCCATCCTCACCGTCTCGGCTGTCGATGGGGCGATGCTTGCCGATCACGTCGGCGATCACGTTCTGGGCTTCGCTACTCACGGCGCGCTCCTCAATAGCATCCACTCGGTTTCGATGTACCACTCGCTGTCTGGGTCATAGCGGTACTGAATCGAGGGAACGTGGGTTAGGGCCAGCCGCGCCTCAATCCCCCCCACTGTCAAGGTGACGTACGGGATGGGCTTATCGAAGCGCTGCTCCTGAATCCACCAGAACAGCGGATTACTCTTCGGGATGTTCATCCGGACGAGATTGTCAGGCGACGCGTCGAGGGATAACACCTCGTGCGCGGCGAGGGCTTCTGTGAGTACAGCACGCAACTCGGGGTTGTTCATTCGTCGCCTTTCGGTTCTCGGTTTCTGTCTGTGAGCCGCCCGAAGTGGATGACCCGACCGGGCAGCGGCTTCCCCGGCAAAATCGTGTTCATGCAGGGTTTGCCTTTGGGGGCTTTGCAGATGTCACACGACCGCGCCTCCTGGGCGGCCTGGACACGCGGATCATCCGCGCTCGATACGAACATCGTCACCGCGACTCCTCGTGGAACCCCAAGAAAAACTCGACATGCGCGGTGATGTCCGTCGCCCACCGCATCGCCTCACCCCACGTGTCGAACGACCCCGAAAATTGGCCCTCCGGGGTGAACACGTTCCACATACGGAGGTACGTGTAGAGGCTTCCGTCGCGCCGGCGAGCCAACCGAACCTTCCACTTGCCGGTCACTGTTCGTCTCCTGTTGTTGATTGCGGGGGCTGTACGCCACGCTGAGCGACTTTCACACCCTCCCCCTTGTCGCCGCCGCTCATGACATCCGCCCACGCGCCAAAGCGCCCGTAGCCGCCAACTCCGCATCCCGAACCCTCACGTCATGAAACGACGACCGCCGCAACACCACATCCGTCCCCGCAACCACACAACGAGAACCCACACCCGCCTTGCACCACGAACACCGCACCAACAACGCATTCACCCTCGGACGCACAAACACCCGCGGCTCCGGTGTCGGATCCCCGTACCGGTCAGGCACGATCAATCGACTTCATCTCAGCGACCCGGCCAACCGCCGCAGCCAGCCGGCGCTCCAACTCCGCGTCACGGGCATCCTCACGAGCCTCACGTTCCGCCGGAGTCTCCCGTTCGCACCGATCCCGCCGGATCGCACGTGCAGCATCAACAAGATCCTTCGGCAACGGACGAAACCCGCTCCCATGATCGGAATACATCTTCGTCACCCCGGCCAACACGTCGGCCTGGTTGAACTTCCACAGTTCGATCTGCTCAGCCCACGCCTCGACGGTGGCGCGGTTCGGCTGAGGAAACCACGGGTCGTATGCGGCGCACTTCGCAAGAGCATTTGCCGCGATCTGATAAGAGTCGCTCATTGTCCGATTGCCTTTCTCTGGTCAGGGTTTCCGAGGCCAGCCCATCCGAGGACCTTCGCTTCGCCGGCGGTGAGGTTGCTTGATCGAGACGACTTGATGACATCCCCGAGGACTGTTGGCAGGTACTCAGGGAGGTTGCAGTTAGGCCTTCGTTCCCATTCACGCAACGCTTCCCGGATAAGGGCGTCCGGCTGTCCCTCGCGGGTGAGCTTCTCAACCTGGACTGCCAGCCGATCAACAGTGGCTCTTGGATAGGTGTTGCTTCCAAGCTCTTGCCGGACAACGGTCTTAGAAGCGGAGGATGGTTGCGGCTTCGAGGGCTTGTTGACGAGTTCGATTGAGACCGGTTCCGTGTCGACGACGACGGGGGGTGAGTCGTACGGTCCGGGCGGTGGCTCGGGTGGAAGCGGGACTTCCTCGTCCCCTGCTCCCCTGCTCCCCTGCTCCCCTGCTCCCCTTCCCCTGTTCCCCTGTTCGTGGGTGAGACTCTCGTGAGGGTCTCCAGAGGAACTCAAGAGGGACGCTGCCGTGTTGACCATATCCGCTGGTGGGAGTGGATATTTGTGGCCAAGGCTGGGGTGATTCACCCGCTGATGCTGTTTCCACTTGGTGATGTACAGCAGATCCTTGAGACTTCCGTTGTGGACGGCTTTATAGCGGGTCACCTGTCCACCGCTGGCTAGTCTCTCCAGATCTTCAGTGACTCTCTTGAGGGTCTCTAGAGGCTCGCGGGCGAATTCATCGGCGTACAGATCGGCAACGATGGAGACGAGTTTGTCTGCGCCAACACCGTTGTCATCTACATACGACCACAAGCCGATGAACGTGAGCCGGGTCGAGATAGGCAGTTTGGTGATGTCATCGGACCGCCAGAACTCAGGCTTGATTGACCTGATCCTCACTGCACACCACCGCCGAACAGGTTCTTTATAACGGCGTTGTGGATGCGCCACCTTCGAATCTCGGCGTATCGCTCGAATGCCAGGTCGACGCGCTTCATGTGGGCGTCTGTCGTGCGGCCCGACTTGGCGCGGCAGCGGGTGTCCGGGGCAGATCCGCAGGTGGGACATTCCGCCCTTGCCCAGTCGTATGGGATGCGTGGACTATCATCAGTCACAGCCACTCCAATCCAGTGGTTAGGCCCGGGGTCACGGTGTTACCAGCACCGCCCGGGCCGTCTTCGTTCGCACGTTCGATACTACCCGAAACCCGCTGGTAAAACACGGTTTTCCGCATCAAACCTCCTCGCAGTCTGCGCATCCGTTTCCGCCGCACACCTCACACAGACCGGCCTCGAATCCTGGGCATAGGCACTGCGTGTACCGGGTCATGTCATCTATGTCCACGCCCAGCCGGGTTCGGCATTGGGGTGTGTGGGTGGAGCGGGGATGATCACACAACAGGCACGTCATGGTGGTTCTCGATGTGTGCTCGGTGGTCGGCGAGTGCGTGGTGTCGGCGGATGAAGTGTTGGGCTTCGTCGGTGGTGGTGAATTCGGCGGTGACGGGCCGTCCTTGGGTGCGGGCACAGTCGGCGCAAGCGACGGTGATCATGCAGTGGCCTCCAGGATCATCCGGCCGATGTGCTCTGCGACCTGGGGGACGACAGCGTTTCCGAAGGCTTGGATGGGATCTCGCACCATTCCACGGGGAATCCCATAAGCCACGCGAGCCACGTCGGGTTCGGCCGACCACTGCCCCCGTAGATGCGTCGCAACTGGTTGCAGATGGATTCCCCTTCGCGTTTTGTGTATCCCTTGTAATCCCTCGCCACGGGCGTGCGCCACGACGTACACGCGGCGACGTCGGTGTGGGGCACCCACGGAGCACGCTGTGACAATTGACCATTCCGCATCGAACCCGAGTTGGTGAAGGTCACCGAGCACCCATCCGAAAGCGACGGAATCTCGAATGAGAGCTGCAACGTTTTCCAGGACGACGTATCTCGGTCCCACGTGGCGTATGACTCGTGCCATGTCTGGCCACATCCATCGCTCGTCGTTGATGCCTTGTTGCTGTCCTGCAACAGAGAACGGCTGGCAGGGAAATCCTCCACAGATGAGGTCAACTCGGGGCCTTTCTTCGCTTTCCCACCACTCAACGGTGGTGCGTACATCGTCATGTCGGGGGACATCGGGCCAGTGTTTGGCGAGGATCTGCCGGCAGTAGGGGTTGATTTCGACCTGTCCTACGACAGTCATGCCGGCGCGTTCCAAACCCAGTTCGAGTCCGCCGATGCCTGAGAACAGGGACAGGACGTTCATGGGACCTGCCAGTTGATGGTGTCTCCTTGCTGGAGAATCTGTTCTAGGTATTTGACGGCGGTGACGGTGGAGTTGAAGCATTTCGGTGGTTCGGTTCCACCGGTGACGATGTAATGGGGCCACGTCCCAGAAACCGTGTACATCACCTGAACAGCCCCTTCACGAGGAAGTACGCCAGCGACGGGGGTCCGGTGAATGCGAGGACGATGTAGGCGATCGCTTCGAGTTGTTCGGGTGTGAGGTTGCTCATCGGTTCTCCCTGTGTGGGTTGTGGTTTCGGTGGTGCGGGTGGCCGACGTGGGGGCATCCATCGGAACGGTGCGAACGGCGGCGGGCACGGATGCTCAGCAGTAGTTCGAGGTTCATCATGCGGGTTCCTCGAAGTCGAACCCGATCTCGATCGGCTTGCTGAGTCGGTTGACGATGAGCGGCAGATAGTCCGCCTCGCGTTCGATGGTGATGCAGCGCTTGTGCTCGTGAATGCACGCCTCAGCGGTCGTGCCGGATCCAGCGAACGGGTCGAGCACAACACCGTTCGGCGGGGTGACGAGCCGCACGAGCCAACGCATCAGTGTTAACGGTTTGACGGCTCTAGGTGGGGTGCGCCACGGACGCACCCCGAACCTCCTCGAAATAGGGGCGGATGTCCGCCGGGATCTCATCAACGTTGAAGTCGCGCATTAGCGCATCACCTCAATTGGGTTAACAGTGGGAAATCCGATTTGCGCAACGATCCTGATAGTTGCGCCGAGAAAGTCAGTCAATCTCTACACCGGCCTCTCGCAGACGAGCCACCACGTGATCCACTTGCTCCGGCGTGAGGTCCGCGCGTAGACGCAATTTCGTTGTGACGACGCTGGGACGTTCCGCGCCGGGCGCTTTCGCTTCGTATCGGAACACCGGAAAGAACCGCGACGCGCCACCCTCGTCGTCATACTCTGCGCCCGTCGCGGTCATGCCCCAACCGTTGCCGTTCGCGCCCGCGCGTGGTTTCCCTTTTCGGGAGACGCTGACTCCGGTTTGCGCGTCGAGCTCGGCGGCCTGCGCGTCGTCGAGCGCGACGTTAGTCGGCCAGCGGCCATCCTTAGGCGTGTAGTGCGACCCTATGCTGTCGCCATAAACCTGCGCACCGGCATGCCCAAAGCCGCCCACGGTATGGGGGTGCTTTGCGTAAATATCGTCGCCTGGTGCGATCGCCACCCGGCACCCGTCGATGTTGAGCGCGCCGGTGCCGTGCTCCAGCACGTTCGCCGCCACGGTGCCCGCCAAGGGTTTTCGTGCGACCACGATCGGTTCGAATGCGGGTTTCAGCGCCGTACCCCAGCCCTGCCACTGGCGTGCCGCCTCGGAATTTGCGGCCTTGATGAGGCGGGTGACAGGAGTCCGCGCCCCTTGCCCGACGTTTACCACTCCAGACGGCTCGTTCATCCGGTCCTCTGTACCGAGAACCTCGGCTGTCCTCCACGCTTCGCCGGGTTCCCCCTTGCGCCCGTTGAGCCGCCAGACTTCGCCGTCCATGTCGTCGGGCAGCGACAGCAGCTCTTTCAGGCGCAACCACTGATCCCATGTCGGGAGGTTTAACCCGAGTTCCCAGTTCGCCACGCAACCGGTGAGTCCGCCCGTAGCGGAGGGCCAATGCGTCGCGATCGCCTTTTGGGTTAAGCCTCGGCCCTCGCGGTGTGACCGCAGCCATGCGCCGACTGCCTGCCGATCTGCGCCGTCATCTCGCTGCTTGTCGATCGCCTTGGATACGTCGAGCGACTTCGGGAACCCGGACCCGTAGAGCCAGGCGATGGAGTCACGGATCTCGAAGCCCGCGTCCTCGACCGCGCAGGCGAGCCGGTGCCAGGTGCGGGAGCCGCCGAACGCCACCAGGTAGCCGCCAGGCTTCAACACCCGAAGGCATTCCCCCGCCCACTGCTCGCACCACGCTTGAAACGCGCGCAGCCGCGGCCCGCGCTCATCAGTGAACGACGGAGTACTGCACCGGCAGGGGTTAGCGCCGCGCTGCCACCGGTTGCACGCGGTGCACTTCGGGTTCAGCCCTCCTAGGAACGACGGTCTCCCGTTCGCTGGGCTGATCCCACCCGGAGCGTCCGGCCGAGCCACTGCTTGAGATGCGGTGCAAAGTACTTTGTCGGGCGAATCCCAGTCCTTGCCCATGAATTCGAGCCCGTACGGCGGATCTGTGCAGACGCTGTCGACCGAGTTGTCGGGCAACTTAGCAATCACATCGAGGCAATCCCCGTGATAGAGGGTGACCTCGTCGTCCTGGTAATACGGGGTCATTGAGCTGCCTCCGTGGGGATTCGGTAAACAAACCCGTCGTCGTCGAGCAGCACCCATTGGCTGCGGTAGAGGACGGGAATCTGGATGGGGGACTGGGTTTGACGAACAAGCCACCCGTCGGCGAACGCTTGTGTCCGGTACGACTCGGCCCAGCGGTGACAAGCACCGCATGCCCACAGCCCGTTGGACGCCACGTTGGTGTCTACGCGGCGAGAGCCGCCAAGAGCCCGGGGCCTGCGATGGTGTGCAGTAGCGTCCGAGGCGTACTCGTTACAGCGTTCACAACGACCATGCGCACGAGCCCAGATCAATTCCTTGACTTCCGGGGGAAACCCCGTGAACCGGCGGCTCATGCTTCGGCCCTTTTCATTTCGCGGGCCAAATCAGTGATCAGATCCCCCAGGACGGTGGAGTTTCCGTCCCGATCCACAGTCGGAGCGACGGTGAGTTTGTGACCAGACACCTCGTCATAGAGGGATTTGAGTTCCTCACGGGTCTCGGCCGCCAGCGCTTGTTTGCGGTACTCCGCGACTGTGGGGACGCGTGCCCCGTCCGACAACCAGTCCCGGATCTGGTGGGCGAACTCCTCCCCCGGCATCGGCACAACAGCCTTGGCCAGGGTGTGGATTCGGGACTTCACCACCGTGAGTGTGTTGTCGTGATCCAGGTCGCCGACAACGTCGAACTCATACTCGATTCCGTCGCGCTGTTCCGGTTTCATGCCCACCTTGCGAGGGGTTTTCTTGCCGCGCTCGTTCTCTTCGATGACGTACTCGGTTTTTGATCGCATGGTGACGATGATGTGACCGGGATAGGACACCAGGGCGTCGATCATGCGGCGTTCGTCGGGTCGGACTTCTTTCCACCCGGCGAACGTGTTGCCCCGTACGGCGTGCCTGTCAGCTTGCTCAAGCATGCCGTCGACACCCATCCAGTAGTGGGACAGGGAGTCGACAATGACGCAGCCGTACTCCCCGCCAGCCGCCAACCCGAGCAGTTCCACGAGGGACAGGGGTGAGAAGCTATCTGGCTGTACGGTGTCGAACTGCCAGCCGTTGAGCCCCACATACTTTGAGGCAGATCCGCGCTCGGTGTCGATGACCGCAACCTTGTCCGCAAGAGCAGTGCCGAGCGCGAGGGCAGTGTAGGTTTTACCGCTTCCGCTAGGCCCGGACAGAGCGATACGGGCATACGATGCTTCTCGGGTTGCGGGTTTGAAGGACAGGCTCATTCGGTCACCTCCGCAGCAGCAGCGAGAAGAGCGGCAGCCAGTTCGCGGGCCTCATCGGGCGAATACTCCCGGCATTCCTCATCTTCGATGTGTCCGAACCCGTTAACCCGCAGCCAGTCGGATTCGCCGAGGGCATCCCAAGCCGCAATGAACCGCAGGGTTTCGACAGATCGACGGGTTGGTTCGGGGAGTTCTACGAGTGCGATGCGGTTCGCTTTCAACGCTTCCAGGAACTCTTCAACACAGCACTCGGTTTCGTCTTCCGGGTAGGTGTCGTCGAAGAAGTGGTCACGGAACATCTGCGCGATAGTCGCTTCGATACGTGTCTGATCACTCATGCTGTCCACCTGTCTGCGATCCTGTCCAACGACCCGATCACCGCATCCACCCGAGACAGGGCCTTGTTCACCACATCCAGGTTCAACTCCAGCGCTTCACGGTCCAGGAACTGCAAAGGCGGCCCCTCAGACAACAACTCATGCAAAGCGCACCGCGCGTCATCAAGGGCGGCTGCGCCGGCTTTCGCGTCGTCCCTCGCGGTAATCACCCGTGTATCAACAACCATCAGTTTTCGTCCTTGTCTCGATATTCGGAGCAGTGGCAGCGTTCATGCCCGGCTGGGCCGTGGTAGTTGGTGGCGTCACAACTGGTGTCCCACACCTGACGGAACTTGTCCCACGCATACCTGTGCCAGGACCGGTTGTGCCCACATACACACATCACGACGCCTCCCTCCGCGACCTAGTGCGTTGACGACGCTGCGCAAGGATCGCCGCCTGCCGGCACGAATCAGAGCAGTACTTGGTGTGAACTCGGGAGGTCTCAAAGTCTTCACAGCAGACTCGGCATACGACTGTGAAAATTTTCAGGGCGTCCCGCTTGTCCAGGATCGATCGATGCGACTTCTTCAGGCATGCCGGTGAGCAGTGGTCACTGACGCCGATGAAGTGCCGACCACACGAACGGCACTCACGCGAGTGACGCTTGCGGGATTCTTTTTCTGACTGGCGTCGGCACGCCATCGAGCAGTACACCAGGCGAGTGCGATAGGGCTGGAATTCTTCTCCGCAGCCTTTGCACACCTTCACTAGTGGGACTCGTTCTTCTCGGCGAGCCTGCACCAGTGGTCGGCGTTCACGCTCGGACAGGCCGCCGAAGATGCCGAACTGTTCGTTGTTGTCCAGCGCCCACTGAAGGCATTCGTCCCGGACGTCGCACATACCGCAGATCCGCTTTGCGGGTTTCGCGTTTCCTCCCTTTTCGGGGAAGAACAGCTCGGGATCGACCTGGGAGCACAACGCTTGGTCACGCCACGCGTGCTTGTCCTCAACATGGGCGAGCATGAATGACAGGTCGATGATGGTCATGCGATAGCTCTTTCCATGCGGGCGATCACTCGCCATTCAGCGCACTGCCGGCGGTCCCAGCCACGACCGGGGAACTTGCGGCGCAACGCGGTTCGACTGCACCCCACCGTCGCCGCGGCGTCCGTGTAGGAGGCGCCGTCGTCGAGCAGGCGGGCCGCCTGGGCCAGGACATGTTCAGGGATGGGGTCGTGGGCTTCGCCGCGGCTGATGCCGTGCCGCACCCTCACCCGTGACACTGTGCGGTCGGAGCATCCGACTTCTTTTGCGATGTCGCCGATGGTCCAACCGTTCCACGACAACGCCACGATCCGCTCCACCACCCACTCCGGGAGTTTCGCGCCCCGCCTCATGCGACACCCCTGTAGCGGCGGATGAACGAAATCCACTCAATCGACTGCTCACGAGTCCAACCCTGGCCGCGGAAATGCGCCGAGATCGTGGCCTGCCCAACACCCAAAGTGCGGGCCACCTCGTTCTGCGAAGCACCATCGGCCAGCATCCGCGCCGCTTCCTCCAGGATCTCCGTAGACAGGGCGGGGGGTTTCGGTTTCGCCACACCCGTCTTCGCGCGGGCACGCTGCACGGTGCGGTGGTGGCAGCCCAGCTGTTCGGCGATCTGCTTGGCGGTCCAACCCATGCGGGTCAGCCACGCCACCTTCTCCACCTCAACGGGGGTCAGGACACGGCCGGTCATGCGCCCCACCTCTGCGCCCGGCGGCACTCATTCGAGCAGGTCTTCGCATACGTGCCCATGAACTCGCCGCCGCACTGCGTGCAGATCTTCAGGGACGGTTGTGACCGCAACGCATTCGCGGCGCGTTTCTTGCATTTCTGCGAGCAAAACCTTGCCCTGCGGGTGACCGGCTCGAACACCTCACCGCACTGCAAGCATTCCTTCTCGGTGAACCGTGCCGGTTTCACCGGGGCCAGCTCGCCACGCTTGATGCGGGCACGTTCCTTCTCTGAGAAGCCGCCCCACACGCCGGCCTCGTTGTGTTGCAACGCGAATTTGAGGCATGGCGCTTGGACAGGGCAGGTCCAGCAGATGCGGCGGGCGGGGTCGGCGGTGTAGTGGCCGGATTCGTTGAGGAACCAAATGTCGCCGTCCTTGTGGGTGCAGAGCGCGCGGGAACGCCAGTCGCTGGTGTGGACTTCTGCCAGTTGGATGAACGGGGAGTTCGGCATCACACCCACCCCGTGCCGCTCAAATGTTCAGGGCAGAACGATGCGGTGGCGGCACCCACGAAATACCCTGAGTCATACAGGTCCAGGTTGGAGTTGTTGTACACGAAGACTGAGGCTTCGTACATGGTGTAGCCGGTGTCGAGGACGTCGCAGACGGCTTTGCCGGCGTTGATGACGGCGGGTTTGGAGCTGTAGGTGATGCCTTCGGAGTCGAGTGCCATGATGAAGGCGTCGGATGTGATGTCTGCGTGGGCTTTGGGTGCTGTGAGTCCGGGGCCGATGATGCCCGCGGCGATGAGCAGCGGCATGGTCCACCAGTAGCGCCAGTTCTTCTGCGCGGGCTTCTGGTTGCGGGGGTCGTGCCGGCACCACACCGGCCTGGGGGCGGTCACTCGGCCACCGCCAACAGAACGAACGCAACGACAATGCCCACGAGGGCCAGCGCACTGGTCCCTGAGGACCGGTCACGGATACCGAAAACACTCGTGGCAGACGCGGCCCCGAGGATCCAGCTGACGATGAAGACGTAGGTGTTGCTCATGCTGCGTCTCCCTCGGTGAGGTAGTCACGCAGCAACCCGACAACGGCATCGCCGTTCATCTGCTCCCAGATCGTGGGTTCGTTCTCCCAATGGTGCGGCGGCAGGAACGGGCGGAACCACGACACACTCTCGGCGTGGATCAACACCAGCTCCGCCAGGTCCTCCAGTTCCTTCAATAGGTCCAGGTCAGCCATGGGGGCGTTGCGGGTGACGGGCAGGTCGGACCAGTTGGTTTGGTGGTGGTCCCACCATGCGGGTTTAGAATCTCGATCTAGCATCGGAAGCGCCTTTCATTGGTTGTGTGTTTCCGGTGTTAGGGCCGTCGCCTCCTGGCGTGGGGGTGGCGGCCCGCCTATCTATCTCGGGGTGATGCGGTAGCTGTCCAGCAGTGATTGGGCGAGAACTTCGGGGCTGACCCCGTAGGCGCCGGGCGCGGTGGTGTACCACCTCAGGTGCAACTCCAGGTCCGCGCGGCTAACTTCGGTGCGCTGGCGGATCGCGGCGAGTTCTTCCAGGGTCGCCGTGTCCAGGAACTCCCCCAACTCCATAAACTCGTCACCGGGGATGGCTTCTCCGAGTGGCCCTGCGACGTAAGTGTTCAGTGGGTTGGAGGGTCCCGGCGCGGGAGGCGGGGGAACCATGCCCGCGCCGGGACCAATGTCACCCACCGCAGTGGATAACGAGTCTGCCGAAACCCGATGTCCGACAGACGGTTCGTGGACTTCTTCCTCAGCCTCCACAGCCACAAGAGAATCCGCATAGTCCAGGCCGACATCCCGACCCAACGCATTCGACATGGCCTGCCGCTCAAGGCGCGCCAGCCACGGATCCACCACAGCACCCACCAGGGCGAGCCCGTCATGAATCACGTTGTTAAACCTGGCATTCAAACGCTCAACAAGATTCACTGAAGCTCCTCAGAGGTGTAAATCAGCTTGGCGGTATCGCAGGGCCAACGGTGTCTACACTCGCTGCACTCTTCGACAGAATCGCCGTGCTCATCGATTGGGTGGTGTAGTTCGCGGATCGGCTTCAACACCTCGCGGGCAGCAACAACAAGGTCTCTATTGGGCGTCGGGTATGCGTAAACCAGCTTCATAACCCGTGTCGCAGCTTCTACTGCTGGATCGCTCACGCTGTCTCCCCTAGTTCTTGTAGCCGGCACCGCAGACGGGCGTTCTCCTCACGCAACGCCTCCAACTCCGCAGCCTCACGCATCTGCCTCGCGTCGAACTCCGCCAACGCTTTCCACACCCCAGACGGGCGAGTCACTTCACCCGACAGTTGACACACACTCCGATGCTCAGGAGCAGACGTACTCACTTGTCGGCCTCCACCTCGTTGCGCAGCTCGACAAGCAGATTGGACTCCGAGATTTCCAGCCCAAGCTTCTCTGCCCGCAGACGCTCAACCTCAGCGACCAGTTCGGCGACAGTCTCAGGCGCACGCCGGTACGCGTCCTCTGCCGCAGTCATGCCCGTGAGAACCTCAATCTCCACACACGGAGTGCGGCCCCACAGCTCCATATCGGCCTTGGCCCGCTCAACAACATCACTCATGCGGACACGTCCAAACTTGCTACATACCTCTGCTCAGTACTCACGCGGACCTCGGCTCATAACTACGCGACTTCATCCACTCATCAACCTCATTCAGGTCAACACGCGCCTCCCGACCGTTACCGATCGGATAAGCCTTCAACCCATCGTTTTTGACCGCTTCCCGTATCAGCACGTCTGATTTCAAGCGGAGGTATGACGCGGCCTCTTTGAACGTGGCCCATCTGGGAGTGCTCATTTCGCATCCTTCGGTTTCGACTGGAACAAAGGCTTCTTCGGCTTCGGGAAATGCTGAATCGGAGGCCTCGGGCGTGAATGAAACGTCATCGCGTCTCCCTCATCGCGTTGCGGATGATGGTCAGCTGGTCGATCAGATCCGTGAGTTCGTCGGCGTCCAGGAGAACGTCACCCTCGCGGTATCCATCACCGACGTGCAAGTAGGCCAATTCGGATCCGTTGTTTTCCCCGAGTCCAACGGTCACACCACCATGGCCTCTCTTGAGGATCTGGCTGGGCTCTGCGTAGAAAGAGAAGCTCATGATTCGGGCCACACAATCCGGCTGGAACGCTCAACCACCGCAGTAGCCCCATAGGACTCGAGAAGGTCAGCCCGCTTCTTCGCTGTCGAATGCGACCCGTACACCTTGTTGGTTACCGGCCATACGAACTCGTCGGTGCCGAGGATCTGTGTGTAGTTGCCGCGAGGACGCCAACCAGGTGGCTGCCAGCCGGGAGTGGGGACCCAGTAGTCAGCTTTCTCATCGATGCACTCGAACGCGCCCTCGGGGTAACGGATCACGCGGACCCGGTACAGGTATTCACCGGAGAACTTCATGCCGGCTCACCGCCTCGCAGTTCGCGCGGCAGCTCCAGGGAGCCATTGGCCTCGACGTACTTGGTGATGCGCTTCCACGCGTAGTCCTGACCAGACGGGGTCAGCTTGCCGACCGCGTACGCGTATCCGTTGCGCGCCACATCCTTATGGGTGAAGGCCAACCCGCGCTTGAGCGCATCAGCAGTCGCATGACCGGTGTCGGACCGCTCACCACGGATGAACAACCCGATGTGCCCGAGGAACCGCAGCACATCCGCCTGCTTGATCTCGATGCCCTGCTTGGTTCCCCACGCCTGGACCTCGCGGGCGAACTCCTGACGGTGAACATCAGAATCAGACCCGGTGTGCGCCTCAGCCTTCGCAACCAACGGGGCGTCCCGTTCGATCGCGGCCGCCAACATCTTCTTCTCGGACTCGACAGCGACGAGCTTGCGCGCGGTGTCCGCGAACATCTCCGTCATCGCCAACAACCCCTCAGGGGTGGTGATGTCCGGAATGGCCGGACGAGTCTCGGCCTCACGGGTCTTGACGGCGAAGTACTCCTGTGCGGCCGACACTTCCGGTTTGCGTGGATCGCCGTTCATTGCGATCAGGTATGCCGCGAACCGAGTGACGAGGAAGTCGGACTGCGGCCTGCCGGCGCCCTTTTTACTGACGGCAGTAAAAAGGGTCCGAACGTTGAAACCCTGGTTGTGGGCGGAAACCTTGGCGCGTTCGACGACTTTCTCGAAGTTCTGCCAGTTGTCGTACCCCATCTGCTCCATGAGCCAGCGGGCAGACCACCGGTCCTCGCCGCCCTGCGGGCACGGGATGCGTCCGGCGTCGAATGGTGACTGGTCACCGGTAAGCTGTAGTTCAGACATTTGAGCCTTTCCTCTCAGGTGTCTTCTGCCCTCACCTGCTGCACACAGGTGGGGGCTTCTTCTATGCGGCCCTCTTCGGCCGAAGCTTGCGGGGGTCGTCGAAAAGGTCGTGGAACTCCAGGTCCCACGCGTCGAGCAGCGCGTTAACGAAATCGGGGCCGGGACGGGCGCGTCCGTTCATGACTCGCCACACCGTGCTCTTGTTGACTTTCATGTCACGGGCGAGTGCCGCGTAGTCGGGGATTCCGCGCTTCTTCATCTCCCGTTTGACCCGCCCCATCTTGATCGCGAACCCGCGAGTCATAGCGGTCTCCAAACTGTGAGTTTTCTGATTGGCAACCGGTTGCTGACCGGCAACACTGAACATACACCCTCGGTTGCCGACACGCAACCCATTTCCGTGCGGCAACTTTGATCGGATTTTGGGGACCGGCTTTGCGCTGGATACGACGGGTGACGTGCCGAACTACACCTGTGGGATTTAGACGCAACCCAAGTTGCTTACGCGCAACCAGTAGGGTTGCGGCAACAATGCGGCTACGCTGCTGATATGCCCAACGAAGAGTTGATGAAGTGGATCGACAAACGCATCGCCGAAGCTGAGACGACCGCAGCCGCCGTAGCCGACAAAGCTGGCATCAACAAGGCCACGATCAGCAAGTGGCGCGGGGGCTCACAACCAAGACCAAGCGACCTGCGCATGGTCGCCAACGCACTAGGAGCACCAGTGCTAGAGGCGTTCCTAGCAGCCGGCTACCTCAAACCCGGAGATACCAAAAAGATCGTTCAAGTAGACCGGCCACTCAACAAGCGAACCGACGAAGAACTAGTTAAAGAAGTAACCCGCCGATTGCAGGAGGCACGAAATGTCATGGAAACTGCGCAGACGACGCGAACACCGCGCGAAGCGCGTCAAGACCAGGAGGGCGACCTAGACGCCGCGACCAGTGACACGACGCAGCCGCGCCAACCTCGGACCGGCGAAACAGCCGGGGCGGAGATTCGCGACCACATCGCCAGGAGCGTCCGGGCACGTCAACGCCGCAAGGACTAGACGTGCCCGCCGCAACGTCCATGATGTTGGCGGACACTCGTCCATCGCGTTCAAAATCCGCACCAGCAGAGTGTCGAGTTCGTCATCAAACATGGGCTGCACCTACCGAAATCACCAGCACCGGTCACCCCTCGCAACCGGATGCGTAGACGCTAACGGATCATTGCCAAAATCGACACAGGAAGCCCAAACATGGGAATGTCACGATCAGATAACGCCAGTGCGCGCAAGTTAGCCACCAACACAGAAAGCCCACTACCAGATGACCACCAATGATCGCGCAGTGTCACCAGGGAAGGTGATGGTCACCGCGCTCGCTGTGCTCGCCGTCGTAGGCATCGTCTCCGCACGCAACAACGACGACGACGACAGAAGCGCATCACAAACCGCCACATCCACCACCACCACTACGCGGCCCAACCCGTACCGCACCATCCCCGGCGACGGCACCCACAACATGGGCGGCGCAGACGGATACGACTGGGGCACCTACACCGCCACCATCCCACCCAGCTCCCCCGGCTGCACGTGGGCGGTCGTCAGCATCGCCGACTACCGCGGCGGCGAAACACTCCGCGAAGGTGAAGCACCATCCGGCACCGTACGCGCGAACATCCAACCCGATGGTGTCGCGTCGTGGACCGGCACAATCAACGGGGATCATCGCATCGTGTTCCGCACGAGCGGCTGCGGAACCTGGACCATGACGGATTGACTACTCCCCGCCAGAACGCAAAAAAAGCGCCCTGCCGGGGATGGTGAATCCCTCGGCAGGGGCGCATTTACAGTCGGTCGCCTACGCAAACGTCGATGGGAGCAGTTCGGACAGCCCCTGCATGGCCTCCAGATGCCTCGCCCGATCCGCATGCGCATAGATCCGCTGCGCATCCACACTCGCATGACCCAAGATCTCCATACGCGTTTGCTCATCCACACCCGCTGCGCGCAGCAATGTCGAGGTGGTGTGCCGCGAGTTGTGCGGCGGTAACGACTCGGTTGGACCGATCACCCCAGCAGCGCGGAACACGCCACGCCACACGTCGTAGTCCGAACGGGGATCGATCGGCTTCCCCTCCTTGTGCCACACCAAGTCATGCGGATTGTCGGTGCGGAGTTTCTGCATCGCCACATACAACGGCGGCAACAACGGAACCTCACGCCAACCAGCGTCCGTCTTCGGCCGGGTGAACAACAACGACCCCTCACATTCCTGATACTCGAAATGCGCCGGCAGGTCCCACCGGGACTGCGGGCATGCCCATGCCCGTGTCTTCCCGCAAGGCCAGTACGGGGGTTTCTTGGGCATACGGTCGGGCCGGGACAGCGGTGACGGTTCGGGTAGAGGATCCCCACAGCCGTGGACGCGGGTTTCCGATTGCAACTGCCAAGCGATGGTGATCCATCCCTGAGCGGGGTTGTCGACGTAGGGCCAGCGCAGGCCGAGGAGTTCCCCACGGCGGGCGCCCGTCAGGAAACCGGCGGCGATCCGCACCGCATCCGGTTCGTCGCACACCTGGAACGCGGTGTGAATGATGTGCTGCGCCACGTCCGCCGGAAAGCCGTTGCGTTTCTTCTTCCGGTACTCGGGCTTGTCGACCAATGCGGCCACATTCCTGGTCGCCACACCCTCCGCTACCGCATCGTCCAAGGCTTTCTGGACGATGACATGGACCAGCTCGGCGGTGCGGGAGGCCCCGATCTCGGAGTGCAGGTCCCGCACATGCTGCGGGGTGAGTTTGTCGATGCGTTTCGCGCCGAGGATCGGGTTGATGTGGTTGTGGATGGCGGCCCGGTAGTCGTTGAGGACGCCGGGGCGGACTTTACGTTTGGCGTGGATGTTGTCGATCCAGTGCAACATCCACTTCTCCACAGTTGTGGATGAGGTGGTGGCGATGCGGCCCTCTTCGACGTCGCGGCGGAGTTGTTTGAGTTTGGCCATGGCGGTGTTGCGGTCAACGGAGGACACCCATTTGTAGCGGCGGTTGCCGTTGCGGTCGGGGGGTAGTTCTACTCGTCCCATCCATTTGCCGTCGGCGCGTTGGAAGAACGCTCCGTCTCCGCGGGTTCTGCGTTTCTTAGTTGCCATCGTTTTCCCTCCCAGGGGGTCACCCTACGGTTCACCCTACGGTGCTACGCAGCATTACGCAGAATTGCGCAGTATCGGGGGTCTACCTGCGGGTTTGACAACGTTTCTCCTGGTATGCAGCCTATCAACCGCTGACTCTTAATCAGCGGGTCGGGGGTTCGAAACCCTCACGGCGCACAGGTCAGAGGCCATAAGCCTCGGGGGGGATCACCCTAAAGGTAACCCTATAGGGGATTTCACCGGGAAACCGCCAGGATGCTGGCGGTGAGCCGCCTGCCAAAACAGCGGCCACACGCCCGATGACGACCACACCGAGGCGCAAGTTTTCCGCCAAGCGCACAACTCGGAGTATCCTTCGATACAGCGTCACCCGACAACATGGGGGGCTCGACGCATAAGATTTCTGATGCGCTCGAAAGGATGCCACTGAGATGGGAGACGCACCAACCCCTCGCCGCTTCGTCAAACTGGCTGAGGCGGCCGCATATCTTGACGTAACACCCCGCACCATCCGGCAAATGATCGCCGACGGGCGTCTGACCGGCTACCGCGCTGGTGCCCGCCTCGTCCGCGTCGATTTGAACGAAATCGACGCCGCCATGCAGCCTTTCGGGGGTGCGGACTAGATGCAGAGACACAGAAATGCCCGCAGCTACTGACCGCGTGGTGGTTGTGAGGTGAAGTCGGATGACGCCGTTTACGGCATGTGCACCGCTTGCGGCTCCATCGAGGTCGCGTTGACGCAGCCCACTGGCAGTCGGAACCTGAGCCACATAGGCGAATCAACCACCTACCCGACCGGCCACGGATGCGAGATGTGCAACTGATGAACACCGATGATCGTTGCGGCCGGTGCGGTCAACCGTTCAAAGACGGGGAGACAGTGATCGACACCCTTCCCCCAGTGCACCACACATGCCCAAACATGGATGAAGAAGCAAGCCGATGAGTGTCCTCGCTTGGTACGAATCACGATTCGACGAGATGCTCGGCAGCGACGAAGAACCCATGCACACAGTGGGGCGCGTGTTGTATTACGCATCGATCGCCACGTGGATAGCGCCGTTCCTCATGGTGGCGTTCGTCCTGATGGACGTGGTTGACGAGTTCATGGACGAGCTGAAGAAACGATGGGAAGAAGCCAATGGCTGACGCTTTGAAACCCGGTTGGTACCTGCGCCGCACCGTGTACGGAACGACTCGGTATATCGGCCCATACCGCACGTGGTTGGGTGCGCGGATACATGCGATCCGCCGGTTCGATTCCGTTCGACGGGTGTACCCAAACTAGACATGAAGAAAGCCGCCCCCTTGCACCGGAGAGTGTGCAAGGGGGCGGCTTTCTTCACAATCCGAAGATTAAGCCAGGACGTAAACCAGCAGCGCGACGATCATCCCCGCCACGACCGCCAGCCACACCGACCGCCACAACTCCAACTGCGGATCACTCATCATCCGACTCGTCCCAGTAGCGGCCCACCAGGCCCTCAGTCAGATAGTCAGGCTGACCTACTGGGGTGATGATCGTCGTCGCACCCAAGTCCATCCGGTCGCCGGTGATCCGCTCCAAGCCGGCGACCACAACGTAGTGCGCGACCTGCCAGCCTTCGCCCTGCGCATCCAAACTCTCTTGGATCGCAGCCCGGACAGGATCGGCCGGCCTCACAGTCGCACCCACGCTTTGAGCGCGTCCCACAGGAACCCTACCGTCACTCCGTGGTCTAGAAACGTGCACACTCGAACGTTCATCGGTCACACCCCTCTCACAGCGCTCATGCGTTCCGGCTCGATGGACAGTCGTGAATGCGCCCCGCAGTTGGTGCAGCGGCGCATCGTGTACGTCAACACATTCGCCACGTACCGCCGCGGGATCACCACCGTTTCACCACCGCACCGGTTACACACCATCAACCTGTCCTCGCCGTCAACGAACAGTGCGGGATGGTTTTTGATGTGCGGACGCAGGAAGTCGTACAACCCCTGCGTGGCTACCACATCGCCAGCGCAGTACGACACCAAGCGTTCCCGATCCTCAACGCTCTTCCCCGTCACGGCGCGTTCCATCGCGCCCCGGTCGTAGCGGTCAGTTTTGGCGGGCAGGCCAACGATCTGACAGAACGCGTCCAAACCTTTGAATGGGGCACCGGATTTGAACTCGCGGCGTAACACCTTCAACGTGTCAACGGTTTTGAACGGAGGCAGCGGAGGTAACCCGGCCTCCAAATGCAGATCACCCTTCAGCCACGGCACGTCAGCTTCGTCGATGTAGTGGCCGACGACTATATCCGCTTGGGATAGCAGGTTGTGGACGCGCCGCAGGAACCGTTTGCGTCCACCTTTGTCCCATTCGGCGAGCTGGATAACCTCGGGCTGGTCATACCACTTGGCGCACACAATCGTGGTGCGCGGCATGCGGGTCACCGTCTCGTACTGCACGTACCGGTTCTTCAGGTCTCCCCTGCCCCACCAGTATTGTTCGGTGATTCCGGGGAGCCGTTCAACGTCGAGGATCAGGATTTTGTTGCGCACACCTTCGGCGATGCGCACCTGACGCAGGTCGCTAGTCAGCGACATGATGGTTCCTCGCGTGGTGCCGCCACGCTTGCGAGTTCATGTCTGGCATACCGTGTTTGACGAGGACCCGCAACACATCGGTGAACCTGACGTCGCCGCGTTTCGCGGACTCCAACGAGGATTTGATCTCTGCACGTTCCTGCTTCGACCGGGCACCAACCCAATCACATGCGGGGCAGGTGCGGGGCTCCAAACCTGCAAGATCGGCCAAGAGTGACATTTGGTGTTCCCTTTCCTGGTGTTTCACCGGTCGCGTCGCTTGTCGCCTTCGATGCGTTCGAGGCGTTCGGTTCGCAGTTCCTCCCTCAACCCTCCGATGTCCCGTTGAATCTGTTTGAATCCGTCCCGCACCAGATCGCGTATCTCGTCGAGGTCGTCGCGCATGTTGGTGTCATGGGTGTTGACGGTCTGCTCGTGAATCTCATCGGTTTTCGCGTCGATCTGTCGGGCACGTTCCCGGCCCTTGCGTTGCCCTCGAACAGTGAGGACACCGACAATTCCCGTTCCGATCGCTGCGATCGTGGAAGGTAAACCGATGATGAGCAGTCCTATCAGGTCGATACCATCGTCTGGCTGGTACGCGGCGTCCATTGCTTCGCGCACCGACTCCCACATCATGCGGCGGTGACCGCTCTAGTCGCCGAAGCCGTTCCGGGGTTGCCGCGGCGTTCCGCGCCGATAGACATCAGCAGTGACACCACTGCGGCGCCGCCGGACACTGACAGCACTGACACCCAATCGGTGGCGAGTAGGTCAACCGCGCCCGCGCCGAGTGTGGCGATCGCGGTTTGGGCGAACGTGCGGGCCGCGCGTTCGGCGGCGTCGATCCAAAACGAACGTGTCAACATCAGGTGGTCCTCCCGTTATGTGCGTAGGTAGTCGATGGCGGGCTGGGGGTTGTAGTCCACGTGTGGGCCGGTGCGTTTCGCGAAGAACATGCCGGCGTCCAACAGTGCCTTGGTGATCGCGATCGTCTCCGGTAGCGGTGCCTGCACAAGTTCGATTACTTGGGCGAGTAGCGAATCGGGTCCGGTGAACAGGTCCAGGTCGCGCACGATCTGCCATATGGCGTTGCGGACCTCTTGTGTGTCACCGGGTTCGGTGCAGGCGTACAAGTCGCCTTGGTGTGCGTAGTCACGCCACCACGGCGGGGTGTCACGCATGCCGTTCGATGAGACGCCTTGGGTGTTGGATGGTGCCATTGGGGAGCCGCCGTGGTCGGCCCACACGTGACCGAGTTCGCGGTTCGGGTTGCCCCACGTCACGACTTTCTCGATGTGCGGTTTCATCCAATGCAGGGAGCCGTCTTCGGGTGCGATATGGTTCATCCACAGTTCGGAAACCACTACCGCGCCTTGGGAGTAGCCCGCTAGGGCAGCGCCGTGGGTTTCGATGCGTTCGCGCCACCGGTTAGCTTGGTTGTGTGTTTCGGTGATGGCGGCAGCGATGGATTTGCCCATCGGGAATGGTGCTGCTGGGTATCCGATGGGTTGCCACAGGTATTTGTCTTCGACGGCGCGGGCGGTGTCGGCGTCGGGGCCGATCCACCAGGGAACGCCGGTGCCGCACACGGTGATCAGCACGGGCCGGGTGTCCACGACGGGCCGCGGTAGGTAGCCCATGACGTACTTGGTTTCGGCCCCTACAATCCCCGGGATGTACAGGCCGGACGCGAGCTGTCCTGCCGTGTTGTATCGGGCCTGCATCTCGGCGACCGCGGCGGTCATCTGCTCGTCGTAGAGCGGGGTGTCAGCCAGATCGCCCGCGTAGGAGGCGAACTTCTTTCGCATGAACGTCTTGATCCGGCGGATCTCCTCGGACGAATCACCCGGCCCAAGACCAACATATTGGCCGTCGATGCGCATCAGGACTTGCCCTTGATGTCGTAGCAGCCTTCGATGCCGAGCTTCGCTCCGATCGCGCCCAGCGCGTCCACCACTGTGCGGCCGCCGAGCTGCGGCCAGCCATCGAGGTTGTAGCCGCGCTGCTGACGCAAGGTCTCCACGGCGAGTTCGCGATCGGTCCAGTCGTCCGGGAAGTGCTTCACCTTCGGCGGTTCAGGTTCGGTCTTGCCGCCAGCCGCCCAGTGGTTGACCCGTTCGGTGAAGTAGTCCCACGGGAAGTTGGCACCAACATCGGTGTGGGTGCCCCACTTGAACACGTCGGTCACCCACCGGTGGTCCGAGATGCCAGGTCGCCCATTCGTGTACGGCGGTGGCACCACGAGCGGGGTGAAGCCGTACTTCTTCGCGTCCTGCACCGCGAGGTAGGCTGCGACGTCGATTGCGTTGGACTGCTTCATCCACTGATCCCGCATCCAGGATGCTCGCGACCCCGCGAAGCACAGGTTGATGCTGATGCTGTTGGCGTTGCCCACCGACCACGCGGCGCGGTCGGTGTCGACGCAATCGACCACCGTCACACCACCATCGGACGCTTGGGAGATCGTGTAGTGGTACGAGACGCCGTTGCCGTTCTGGAACCACTTCGCCAGGTTCTCGGCGGCAGCGTCCCCGCCGCCGCCTTCTTGGGTGTGGATCAGGAACATGGTGGGCTTGCCGCTGCGAGCACTGTTGTTGGCTGACCAGATGGCGAATTCGTTGTACGGCGGGCGGGTTTCGGGCATGGCGGTACCTCCATCGGCGGGCCAGTACTTGTCGAGGTAGGGGGTCACGGTGGCGATGCGTGACTTGATTTCGGTGAGGTAGGCGCGGCGGCCGTTGGCGTACCAGTAGTCAGCGCTGGGCCAGTTGGGGGCCTGCTGCATCCAGCAGATGTTCAGCCATATATCGGTGCTGGCACCGGGTTTGGCGCGCCACACGTCGAGCTTGTCGAAGAAGCCTTTGATTTGGGCTGCGGCACCGTCGAAGCGGTGTGGGTAGGAGCCGTCCTGCTGGGCAATGCCGTAGGTGGTGTGGGTCGGGTCCCAGATGGTGTCGTTCCAGCCGGACTCTTGGTAGAAGGTGGACATGACCGCCAGGCATTCGCTGCGGGTGTAGCCGCGCGCCTTGGCTTCGGCGATGGTGATTTGGGCGACTTGATCTTTCGTGGTCACCGTTTGCTCCCGAGGATTCCGCCGAGGACGGGGATGGAGCGCAGCGCGCCGTCGATGATGTCCACGACTTGCGCTGGCAGGTTGGTCAGGTCGGGGAGTTTCGCGACGATCTGGTCGTCCAAGTTGGACAGGTCGGGCAGGTTCTCGGTGATCCTGTCGGCGATGCGGTCGGCGATCCTGTCGGCGAGTGGTCCGAGCAGTTTGAGCAGGATGATTCCGAGACGGTCCATGTCCGGGGTTCCTTTCGGGCATAGAAAAACCCCGCGCACCCAAGTGGGTGGCGGGGCTTTTTCTGGGGTGGGTTTAGAAGTAGAACAGGGTGTCGCGTTCGATGAAGAAGTCGATGGCGGGGTTGCCTGTGGCGAACATCCAGGACAGGACACTGGTGAGTGCGATGCCTCCGAGGAGTCCGGTTCCGAGGGCCCCGGCTATGCGTTTCACAGTGCACCTGCTTGGCAGGGGCTTGGTCATGACAGTCTCCTTACCGTGACGCGGGACGTGTCGATGAGGTGTTTGCGGCCTTGGTCGTCAGCTACGGTGAGGACGGTTCCTGTGGTGAAGAGGACTGTTGCGTTCCAGCCGGCGGGGCCGCGGGATTGAACGTGGATCTTCATGGCGGGTCACCAGGTGTCGGTGGTTTCGACGTGGTGGCGGCCGCCGCCGCAGTGGCGCACGCACTTGTAGATGTGTTTGGTGCCGTCCATCTTGGGTGTGCCGTCGGCGTGGGTGGCGTATGTCCAGTCGGCTCCTGCGCCGCCGCTGCCGGTGGCGCATGCGTGCTTGTAGATCTGCCCGTGGCCGGTGCCGTGATTCGCGCAGTGGGCGGGGGCGGCATCAGCGACTGCGGGTACACCGAAGGCGAGTGCGGCGATTGCGAAGACAGTCGCTGTGGTGGTGCGTAGCATGGTTCGGGCCTCCTGTTGGGGGTGGGCCGTCCGGCGGGGTTGGTTTCTCAGGCCTTCGCCCCGCCGGGCGGTGTCTCAAGTTGATGAACGCGAGTCTAACCGCGTTTGACCACGTGCACAAGTGTTTCTTTGAGATACACTCCTAGATGTGACAATCATCGACCGCATGATCGCCAACCGGCAGAAACGCGCAGCGACTATCGCCGAGCTTGATGCCGAACTGGCTGCCCTCGTCTACGAGGCGATGACTGTCCACGGCATCACGTGGCATGACATTGGCCGCGCCCTGAAGATTTCCAAGCAGCGTGTGTATCAACTCCGCGCTGCTGGTGACCCGAACCGTTAGCGAGTTATTCCCACTCGATCAGGACGTAGCCGTCACCGCCGCTGCCTGCGTTTGATCCGCCCGTGTTTACGGCTCCGTCAGTCCCCCTGCCGCCGTTCCCCGCGGGGCCGGAGCTGGTTCCGTTGCTGCCGCCGCTGAAACTGTTGTCATTGGAACGCACGCCGCCCCCGCCGCCGCCGCCAGCGCCTGAACCGTCCGTCCGGCTTTGCCCGCTAGAGGGGCTGGAGCCGCCGTTGCCGCCTTTGCCACCTGTATAGCCTGTTGCGGATACGCCGGAGATGCTGGTTGTACCGCCGGCCCCGCCGCTTCCGCTGGACGACGAGTTAGTACCCCTCACGCCTGCCGCCCCTCCGCTAGCCGTCAGGGAAACGCTGCCGGACGAGAACACAGTCGAACCGCCGGGAGCGCCGTTATTGCCATCGGACGATACCACCGCCCGCGCTCCACCGGCACCGCCGAGGCCCCGGACGAGGGTAAACGTCGAGCCGAGCGACGCGCGTGGAATCCAGACGCGGCCGATGTAGCCACCGCCACCACCACCGCCGCCGCCGTAGCGGTAGCCGGAGTTGGATCTGCGCCCCGACCCGCCACCGCCGCCCGCACCGCCAAGGGTGACCCAGCAACCGGATGCGCCCTCGGGTACCGGCTCGTCGATCAGATCCTCGTAGCCGGGGTCTTCGCTGGAGATGCTGAACGGTTCAAACGACGGCCACACCTTGTCAAAGCTGGTCCCGTTCCACGTGTACAACTCAGGGTTGACGAACGCCGACCCGTTCCACACCTTGAACGCGGTGGGGTCAACGAACGCCGTGCCGTTCCAAACCTTCACGGCACCACCACATACAACACACCCGCCGTGCCGGTACCAGGAAGGGTGGTGCCCATCCACATCCCGGACGCGCTGCCGGACTTCTGCACCGACGAATCCGCCTTGGCGAGAGACGCCTGCACACCGGTCGACATTTTCGACGCCACAATCCCCGCCGATGGGCTCACATGGGCGTTGGTGATCGACCCGGACGCGTACTTCGCCGACGTCACCGAACCATCGACCGGGACACGCTGATCCGACAGGCGGGAATCGTTACCCACACACACCGTCGATCCGGAGTTGCCGATCGGAATACGGTCGATACTCAACGTGCCGGAAGTGATGGCCGACGCGGCATGGGTGTGCGACGTGGCGGCCTTCCCGTCCAACTGGGTCTGCACATTCGAGGTCACACCATCCAGCGCGTTCAGCTCCGCGGTCGAAACCGTCGCGCCCGACAGAAAATTCACCTCATCGGCCGTTGCCACAACATCCGTGACATCCGCCAGCACGTGTGTGTGCTCGCCATCTGCCTTGCTCTCGGCGAGATCGTGGGCATCGGCGATACCGTCCTCCATGTGATTCAACGCTGCCGCCGACAACGGAGTCTCCGTTGATGGCGCGTTCTGCCACGCCTGCTTGTCGTAAGCCATGAACATGCCCCTTTCTAGGGCTGGTCCCGCAACCCGTGCGGCACCAGGCACGAATACCCGTCCCCTGGAAGCACTTCCAACGCCATGTTGATCATGGCGGTGATCGCGTCCGACCGGGTTTCGGTATCCACGTCAGCCGCACCCTCGGCGGTGACTTTCCAGCCCGTTGCGGTACGTGAACCTTGGGTGATCAGTACACCGTCGGTGTCAAACAGGCCCATCAGATCGTTACCGAACACGACGATCTGATGATCAGTCTTGATCCGCACGCTAACCCCTTTTCCGTTGCGCGACAGCGTCTTTCATTTTAAGCGACTATTCTTGGGGTTACATCGATCGACGCACCCGTGCCGCTCACTTCAACGTTGCCGTCATCGAACGCCGCCGAACCCACAAACGTGCCACCCGACGCCGCCGACCAAATACCGCCTTCAACGTAGGTGCCGGCGGCGACGGGGATGGTCACTTCGTCGCCCGTGTTCGTGCCACTCGACCCGCTCGTCCACGACGTGGCCTGACGGGCGTAACCGCCGCCCGTCGCCTCGTTCGTGCCCGTCGTGCCAGCCGCACCCGTATGCACACTGATGTACGAACCTAACGCCGCGATCGCATCCGAGGCGGCCTTGTGTGTTGCATTGGGAATGCCCATGATCCCGCTTCCTTTCCAGAACTTTATATTGGTGACAGAGCGACAGAGATGCCGCTCCACGGATTCGAACCGGACGATGTTGCACTCACGGTGCCGCTCGCCGAAGCTGTACTCAAAGCCACCTGCGTGCGAGACAAATCCGACTGTACGAGCGACCTGTTCGTCATGCCCGAGTAGGACGTCCACGAAGACACAGACCCGGTAGACCCGTTACCAGCAGCAAGCACGTGGATGACCAGGCCGCCCGACGGGACGGTCACGGCCTGCGACGGGGATGCTCCAGAACCGTACGCGGTGGTTGCACTGGCCGATCCGACATGTGTTGCCGAGATCGCGTTCGCAGCGCCATACATTGCGCCGCTGTGCGTGATGGCAACCGACTTGGCTGATCCGCTGCCCGCCGCGGCGAGCCTCCACACCGACACCGAGCCCCTGGTGGCGTCGTTGTTGTGGGAGACAATCGCCAACTGGGTCATCGCGACGCCGCCGTAAGTGATTCCGGTGATCGACGGCCCCGAGCGGTCCCATGACACCGCCACGAAAACGTCCGCGCCTGCCGCTGCGGTGAAGTCGAACGTCTCTGTCTGCGTACCGCCGAAGCTGGTCCACACCACACCAGTGGCGCCGACAGCGTTGTACGCCACCGGATCAACACCGTTGTTGCCGACAGCGTCCATCCCCACGGTCGGCGTGACAGACACGCCGAACGTGCGGGCGTACCGCTCCACCGCGGACATCCCAACCTCTGGGGTGACTGCCAGGTCGAACACCGACGCGTACCGCTCCGACGCCGACATTCCCACCGACGGGGAAACGCTCACCTCGAACTCGCGGGTATACCGCACGCCCGCAGACCCGAAACCGACTGTCGGGGTGAGGGTCATCCCAAACCCTGGGCGCTGACTGCGGGGCGTCGGGAACAACGACGTCGAGGGGAACAGGTCTTCGGACGGGAACAGCGGTGTAAACCCGCCAGGTTCACGCATCGCAATGTACGGATTCAACGTCAACCCGAACGATGCGACACTCTTCCCGCCGCCACTCATCCCGATCAGGGTGGGCAGCACCAGGCCGAATGTGGCGGTGTTGCGTGCCACCGCCGACATGCCCACCTCGGGAGTGAGAACGACACCGAACTCCTGGGATGGCCCACCATAAGTGAACCCGACCTCCGGGTCGATGGTCACACCGAAATGGGCGTGAACCTCAGCCCACCAGCCCGCCATCAGCCATGCCCGATCTGCAGGTTCACCGCCAACGCCGACCACTTATTGCTATGCGTCGACGTCGCATTCACCGTGCCCGTGTTCGTGGTGGTGTTCACACACAACAACGGATTCGTGCCCTCCTGCTTCGCACGCACACGCGCACCCACAACCGACGTCAAATCATAAGACGGGCCACCGCCACCACCAGCACCGAACACCTGCAACGTCACACTGCCAGCAGGAACCGTCACCGCCTGAGAATGCGCAGTCCCACTACCGAACACAGCATCAGCCTCACCAACCGACACCACATCCTTGAACGAGACCGCGTACGCACTCACCCATCCCGGCCCCTTCACCTTCACAGTCTTCGCGGACCCGGAACCAGCATTGTCCATGCGGTAAATCGCCAACCCACCGTTCGAAGCACTGTCATTGTGATACACCGACCCGACCAGTGCGCCGCCACCCTCGGCGTACGTGACCGACGGAGCAGAACCCGAACGGTCCCACGACATCACCACAAACACTGTCGACCCGGCAGACGCCGTGAACGACTTGCTTGCACTGCCAAACCCGGACAACGGGTCCGACACAGCATCGAAACCCAAATCCACCGGGGCCGGAGGAACCGGCCAGTTCTGGTCATTCGTGATCGTCCCCGGATACAGCGTCTCAGCCAGCCGAACCCAGATTCGGGTCTGCGCCGCCAAGATCGGGTCGGTGGTGTTGATGTTCTCGTGAACCGCGATCGTTGCCCCGGAGTCGCGCTCGAAGAACACTGACGACTCCCAGCCACCCGAGAATGCCCCTGGATGCCCGTACCACGTCCCGAAATTCTCCATCCCGTACCCGTAGTAGTAATCGGTCGGAATGTAGAAGCCCTTCGCGAACTTGTCCCACCCGCTCGGGTACCTCCAATAGGTGCGCATCCAAACATCGTGCGACTCTTCACTTATCAACTCGCCATCGCGGATGGCCTGAATGAACTTTGTGTAGTCGTTGATGTTCGTGGACAGCGCCCCGGCACTGTTCAGGAAGTTGGGGTTGATGTTGTCGGATCGCGTTGTGGGCGGCGGACATGGACCGGTCGGCGGCCACTGCGTTTCGGTCAATCCCAAGGGTTCGATGATGTCTTCGGTGATAATCTGTTTGATCGTGCGGTGCTCGGGGTCGATCTTCTCCAGCACCATGCCGATCAACGAGAAGTTGGAGTTGGTGTACGCGTAGTCGGTGCCGGGATAGAATTTCGGCTTGCCCTTCATGGTCGACAAGAAATCTTCTGCACCCTTCCACGGCCACGTTGGGAACAGGGTGTAGAAGATGGCGTTCGTACCAGCCGTGTACTCGGCGATCCCCGACCGCATCGATAGCATGTTCGCCATCGTGATCACCGTGCCGTTTGGGATACCCGGAACATACTGCTCGAGTGTGTCCTCCAGGGTGATTAGACCCTTGTCGACCGCTTGGAAGAACGCCACGACCGTGAACATCTTCGTAGAACTGCCCATGCGGAAATGGTCATCCAGCGTCAGCGGGCGAGCGGTGCTGCCCACCGACGTTCCATACGCCTTTGCGTAGCTGCCGCGCGGGCCGGTGATCTGCACGATGACCCCCGGCTGGCCGGACTCCGCGCGGGACTCCTCAACGATCTGATCCACCATCGCCTGATCCGCCGGCGACAACAGGTCGCCCGCAGTGTGCGCAGGAGTGGTGAACTCGTAGGTATCCGACGGGTCCGACAACCAGCCAGCGTTGTCCACCGTCTTCACATAAAACTCGTACGTGGTGTTCGACTTCAAACCGTTCGTCCCATACGGCGGCAGCACCGGGTCGGGATTCAACTGAACGAAATCGCCTGAAGCGTCCTTTTCTTTCGAGTAAACGAAATACCCTTTGATTGTCATACGTCAGTAGCTCCAGACCACGTAATCGTGATAGTGCTGAAAGTTGAATCGACCAGCTCCACCAACGTGGGGGGCGTCGGGGGCGTCAGATCCGGGTCAGGGTCAGGCAGCGGGTCGGGCCGGAAGAACACCCAGCCACCACCCGGCGCTCCATTTCCGCCGGACTGGAAGGCCGCCAATGAGCCCTTACCGCCGTTACCGGCGCCACCAGCGGGCGCGCCGTGGCCGCCCATGACCTTCTGGTCGCCGCCGCCCACATAGTCCTGCCCGTTGAACGTGAACGTACCCGGGCCTCGGCCAACAGGTTTCGACAAAAACCCTTCGGCAGTGCCCGCCGCTCCACCTTCGGCGACAACGGAATACGTGTCACCGCCAGGGGTGGAGATAGACAACGTGGTGTTCCCGCCGGCCGCGCCGTCACCAGGACCGCCAATACCGCCAGCGCCCGGGTCGAGAGTGATGATGGCGTTGTCGCCGAAATGCTCGCCCCGCACCCATGTGGTGGCGTTGAACTTCCCGGGCTGGCCGGCCTGACCGTTGATGCCCAAGGCCCAGCCCTGCGCACCACCGCCACCGGCGCCGACTGCCACTGGGTCGATGTAGTTCACCCAGTTCGGAACCGGGAACGCCGTGGCCGCGGTGCCCAGATAGATTTTCAACGGATCGTGATGGTCCCCACCAGAGCCTGTGTCCACGGCGATGCTCACCCACGGCACATCACCCGAGCGGGTCACCGACGCCTTCGCAATCGAAGACGGCGGGCTATTCGGCGACGTGTTGTTTCGGGTGGCCGCCAGCGACACGATCTGCGACGTCGGATGATTCGGCAAATTCGCTACGCGGCCACGCACATAATGCGTACCGCCCACGGGGACAAGCTCATAGGCGTACGCCTCGGACGCCACCACAGGGATCGGGTCATCCAACTCGTAGGAGATGAACTCCCCCGGCGCGGCCGTGCCACCCAAAAGCCCAACAATGTTCGGGGAATGGTGCACCAGCGTCCAGTTACCCGACGTCAAGTCAACCTTCCAGATGTTGACGTAGAACTCAGTGATCCCCGCAAGGCCGTAGCCGATCCACGACACCACGCCCAGCGGCATCGACTCTTCAATCAGGTCAACACCGATGAGCGAGTTGCTCTGCGTAGCTTCAAGCCACGTCGTGACGTTCGACAACGGGAAGTTGGACCGCTCCGACGGCAACAAACCACTATCGACGGGCTTGTTGGTTCTGATGCCGAGGATGTCCCACGAGAACAACCCCAAGCTGGCGCGCGAAGCGATCTCCTGCAACACGTTGAACAGGTCGGCGATGCCCGCACCAATGCCCGGAAGGCCCACCAGGCCACCGACAATGCTGTTGACGATGTTCTCGATGGTTTCCCGCAGGTTCTCCGGGCCAAGCATGCCCGCGATCGACTCCGGGGAAATGTTGCGCAAAGCGTCGAACAAATCCTCCAGCGTGTTCTCAACGGTCTGCACGCCGCCGCGGATCGCCGACACCACCGTGTCGATCACCAACTGGACCTGAGAACCCAGCGACTGGAGCAGGTCCGACAGGCCCTCCACCCACTCAGGGCGGATCGTGCCCGTTTGCTTCACAGTGGCATCGTCAAACCACACAGTCCCCGCCGCGGCACGCTCGTCCACGACAAGGCGGAGCTGCATACCCGTGACATCTTCAGGCACCGTGTACCGGCCAGACATCAAGACCCAGCCCGAATCCTGGGCCTGCGGCGTGTGAGTGACAATAGAAACGGGCTGCTGAGCCACCCCGTCAATGAACGGCACCACATCGAGCCGGATCGGATCGCCAGACCCCGAGTAATCCTCGTAGCTGACGTAAATCGACACATCAACCGACTGGCCCGCACCCACGGCTAAAACGTCGGAGGGCTCCTCCCCCGAACGCAAAGCGTGCAGCTTGCCGTTTGCGATAACCCGCACCGCGCCCGTGCCGTCGCTCGAATGCGACTTGTCAGGGTCGACAACCCACTCCGACCCGGAATCCACGGAATCGGCAGCAAACTTCGGCGCCGACAGCAGGTTCGGTGTCTGCGCCGTGATCGCACCGATAGGCAGGAACGTCAACAACCGCGGCAAGACATTCCGCAGCGGGGCCAAGATAATGTTCACCAACTGGGCCGCCGCCTGAAGCGGGTTGAAGCTCGGATTGTTGAAGTCGATAGACCGGAAGAAGTTGCGGATATTGTCGAAGAACTGTGTTAGTTCCTCGATCCCGCCGCCAACCAAACCGGTGATCGCCTCGATTATGTCGCCGAGGATCGGGATGTTCAACGCCCAGTCGCGCAACTGGTCGAACGACGCCTCCCCAGGGATGAACACCCCAGCGACCGCGCGCACCACCCACGCCAAAAACTGCTCAATGAACTGCTCACCAATCTCAAGCAGCTGCTGAACAGTGAACGGACGCAACCACTGCTGAGCTGACTGCTCAGGGTGAATACCCGGCTCCGACGGAACCGCATGCGCCCACTCCGGCAACGGATCAAACGAATCAGTCATGACAGCGGCAAAACCTCAACCGAAAACATCGACGTAGAAGCAGAAGTCGTATACGTCACCGACCCCGCCTGACGTTCACACCGGAAATAGATCGTCGCCGGTGTACCGGCCGCCACACGGTCAAACCCATCCGATGAGCCCGCCGCAGGTCCCGAAACAAGCGTCAGCCGCTCCGATTGCGCCACACCGGGGCACCGGCCGATCACGTTGCCGCCAGTCTCACCGTTCAACCGGGCCACCAAATCAACCCGAACATCCGCACCCTCACCGGTGACCACCGTGTACCCCTGCACACGCGGCCGCCAATCAAACGGCTGCGCCGGAATCGACACCTGAGCCAAAGTCGAGTTCGCGTTACCCGATGCAGTGTTGTTGATCGACGCCGGAACATACCGGTCCCCCACACGCTGCGCCGCCAACACAAACCCATCAGCAGTCGAATTCACCACCGGCACCTGACCCGCAACAGGAGACGGATCAACATCCGTCGGGTCCCACACCGCCTCACCGTCCGCGCCCTTAGCGCCCGCGTGCAGCGCCAGGTTCAACCGATACACACCCGGCGTGGATGTTCCAGGTGGCGTGATCTCAGTGAACGACGCCTCCGCCGGGGTTGGATCGTCCGGGTCCAGCTCCGTCAGATTCACCGTCGCATCGAACGTGGCCGGCACACCCGGATCACCCTTCTCGATCGCGGGCACACCAACACCGATACCGCCCTGCGGACGCAACTGGAGGATCGCCGAACCCGCCGTAGGATCGACAGGAATCTCCACGATCCCCTCAAACAAATAGTGAGTCCCAGCAGGATTCAAAGGCCACGACATAAGGCACGCTCCATTCACATTGGGCGAGTTACAGAAAGAAAGGACGACCGCTGCTTATCCCTGAGGTGACAGCGTGAGGACCGACAACGTTTCAAAAATGCCCGTGATGAACCGCTGATGCTTCGCCAACGGGGCCTCCGACTTGCGTCCATCCCCCAACTGCGCGATCACCTTCCGCTCATCCTGGGAAACCCGCCACATGACGTTTTCGATGTAGTCAGTCACCATTCGGGTACGTGACATGAACACCAGCGACATCAGGCCGCCGCGAAAAACGTCCCGACCCAACGCATACTGGGCACCGTTGCGGAACTGCACCGTCGCCGTCGTCTTGCCCTGCGAATCAAACAAGGCGTTGATGAATGCGAACACCGTTTCGATGTTGTACGGCGCTGATGCTGTCGGATAGAACCGCTCGATCGCCGGATGGTACGGGCCAACTTCGTCACGGCGGTCGTAATGCTGAATCAACTGGAACGCCAGGAAGCTGTTGTTCAGGAACCCCGACAGCAGATCGGACGGTATGCCGGTGAATCCAACAACGATCATCAGCGAGTCGATCAGCCATGCGAAGGTGGCATTCATCAAGTCGTTCAACCACTTTGGGCTACGGCCACCAATAATGTGCTGCCAACCCTCAGGTGTGTGGTCAGTGATCGTGCACGCATCGATGCCGGTGTCCTCACCCGGCTCGGGGGCCACGAAATAGGCGTATGGCTGCTCGAAATCCACACCCAACGCGGGCGCATAAAACACGCCGTCCATGCCGGGAACCTGCTTGATGACAGGTTTGAAGATGTCCCCCAGCGACCCGCCAAGGTCAATCGTGGTGCGCAGCACCGAATCGAGCACGGTTTTCGTCGGACCAGTGATCTGCGACCGGTCCACTGTGGAAAACACGTAGGTAGGCTGGTCCAGGTTCGCCCACCTGTCAGGCTGCGGATCACCTGGAAGCCACAAATCCATGCGGGTATCCACACCGTACGACTGGGTAACGTCCTTGATGACGGCCTGAACGGTTTCCATCCGCACTGTGCGAGCCACCATCGGCGACGTGTCCAGCAGTGGATTGGTGCGTGACACATACACCGGGGTTCGCAGCATGCGGGTGAACGCCTGGACCGACAGCCCGTCCCGCGACAGGGCTTGCAGAACGGTGCCGAACCATGCCCGGATATCCGGGTTTAACGACAGCCCGTTGTTGATGAACTCCAGCCACCCGGACTGCAACCGCAGAGCGCATTCTGCGACCATGTTCTCCACGACGGTTTGCAGCGCCCACACGAAGATCGCGTGCGAGAACGGCTGTGCCTGAATCGGCAGCCACCACGACGGCCAAATCACGTAGTAATTGAGGATGTCGCGGATACCGCGCAGTTCAGCGGTGCCGGTCCATGCGCTGTCGCGGTACTCGTAGGTGTGGTTCTTCGTGTAGAACGCATACCGCAAACCCGCGGTCTCGACGATGACACCGACCATCGTCTTTTTGCAGTCCATGAACAAAGGGATGAGAGGGCTGTTCCCTTTGAGGACGATCCGGCCGGTTTCAACATCGTTGCGCGGGTCAGCACCCGACGCCTCGATCAGGTCGCCACCGACAGCGCCCATCGGCTGCCAAAACTTGTCGCACACCGTGAACCGGAACGACGTGTCTACCTTCGATTTGCGTTCCGTCAACGCCCGCGCGGTTCGTGCGATCCTGTTCGGGTCGCCGGACTGGAGTGCCGATTGCCATGCGGCTGTTTCGCGTTCAAACTTCGACAACCGTCATCCCCTCCTTTCCTCGGTTCACAGGCGCCACAAATTCACCCACTACAGGGGCTACATCGGGTAGCGGCGCAACGGAGTCCCCGAAAGAATCACCTTCGAGTCAGCGTTGCCACCAACAATTTCTGTCTTCACAAAGAACTGCTGCGCCGGTTCGCCAGGTGACTTCGCGGGGATCGCCGCGTTCTCACTGAACCGGCCCGACAGGTACTTATAGAAATTGCCCTGCGGGGGAACAATCCCGAACAGCGACCCAATCTGGTCGGTGAACGCGTTCCGTTCCGAGAAGAACGACAACAACGACTTCACCGCCTGCTGGAAAATGTTCAACTCCTGCGGCGACGGTGGCACCGACGTCAAATCCTGCACCAACGTCGTCTGTGAGCGCGGGTCGGTACGTAGGAACACAATCTGATTGGGCAGCAGCGGACCAAACTCCACATACTCATCCGCGCCGGGACCGTCATACAACCGGAACGTGCCCGGGCCAAACAAGGTCGCATCCCAATACATCGGCTGGTCACCAACATTGACCATCGACACAAACCCCGACTGGGTGACATTCGCATTGTCGCCCGCCGACACTTTCCGCACCGGAGCTGGTGTCGCCTGCGTGATCAACGCGCCACAGGCCTGCATACCAAACCCGATTCCCCGATAATCCGGGCCAAGCTCGCTACCAGTGCCGGTTTCCTTGTGCGACAAGATCGGCAACCCATTGCGCAACACTTTGAACATGCGCGGATCGCCCTCATACCCGGCAACCAGGGTGAACTTCTCCCCAATCAGCGGGGCCACCAGAAGTGGCCGCTGAAACATCACCGTCTGCGAGAAGTTGTTGAACCTCGACAGCTTGATCCAGTTGCCCTGCACCCGCATGCGGATGCCATTACCGTCCCAGTCTCCGTTGCTGTCGCGGCCCATGCGAGCCCACAGGTCGTTCGCCCCACTATCAGGCAGGCTCCACTCTTGGAACCCGCCGAGCACCATCGACACAACCTGATTGTCGGTGTCGGTGTCGAAGTCTTTGTACGGCCCGCACACCACCTCGCGGGTATCCGTTGTCAGCGGATCGTCCGGGTCGTCCCGCCACCTCGCCTGGTCACCATTGGCGTAGATGTACCCGCCGCCGTCACCCTCGTAGTACAGCGGCCAGTCCGCGCCGAGGTCCTGCGTGCCCGACGTGTCGTAGTTGAACGTGTCGGTCATCGACTCGTACTCGAACTGGAAACTCGCCGCGTAGTCGTAGGTACGCCAGAACCCCGAATCGGCCCGCAGTCGCAAACTTTCACGCTGCCGCTTGCCGATCTCCAGCGGTGCTTGCGGCGCGCCCTGGAACCACCTGACCGGCGCCCACCAGTGCCCCATGTCGTGGGTGAGGAAGTTCAACGTCGATTCCTGCTTCGCGTCGATCGACGCGACCAGATCGCGGTAGACCCTGCGCGTCCACTTCGGCGACCGGCCACGGCATTCCACCCCCACCTCAACCTCAATCGGGTCGTAGAGCGCATCAATATTGGTGATTCCGTCCTCGGTGGCGCCCTTCTGGTCGATGTGCTTCCACGGCGGGATCAACCCCTTGAGTGAGGTGAGGTGCACCATCTCCGGGGCTACAACCCGGTCAGGGACCGCCATCCCGCCCATCATGTGGAAAGTGATCGACTCGTCGTAGGCGTCGAGCCACATCATCGGCTTTTCACCCTTGGCGAGGTCATACCATCCGTGCGGGGTTACACCAGTGGCGGGGTAATGCTTCTTAGCCATTTACCCTCCCGGCATGACGTACTGGTTTTGCAGGTGATACGCGATGTCGCGGCCGGTACCGTCTTCGGTGGCGCGCTGGTTGTTGACCGTGATGTTCGTGTCGCCACCCTGGTTGACTTGGGTTTGACCCTGGCCTGTGGCTTGCGGATCAATGTCCTTGCGCTGCTGGGATGCTTGGCCGGCCAGGTTCGGCAACGCCGGGGCCGCACCAGCAATCCCCCCGGCAATGCGGGTGATCCAGTTGTTGTTCGCCAAATCCGACCCGCCCGTGGGCAGGAACGTTTCCATCAACCCTTGGGCGCCGATCGCGGCGACTTGACCGCCGTACTCGATGGCACGGTTGATCAGCTTCACCCCAGTCTGCGCGGCCTGACCCGCACCCGGGGCCATCGCGTCCAGCGCCATACCACCGGCCTGCACCGCCATGCCAAGCGCACCACCACCGTCCATGCCGATACCACCGGAACCGGACCCGGCATACGGTGCGACGTTCGCCCCGATGTTGGTGGTGTTCGTCGGCCCACCGGTGAACAGGCCTTGCGGTGCGCCAGCGGCCATCGGGCCGCCACCGCCGCCCGTGGTGGGCAGCGGCGCCGGATTCGTCGCCCACGCACCCGACGACACCGGAGCCGGCGGGTTATTCAACGCAGGGTTGGTGTTCTGCGGGCTGTACAACCCCGGCGCACCCGCCGCCGCCGCCGACCCGCCAGGGACCGACGTCACCGGCCGGTAATAATGCGACGTAAACGACGGATCATCCGCGCCCGTGCCGCCGATACCACGCCGCGCGGCAGCGGAGTCACTGCCCCAGTTGAATGGCGTTCCCCCGGGCAGGGTGGCTTGCATGTGGCTTGAGTTGAATCCGACCCGGAAATCACCCGGGCCGCCCCTGCCCTTGACGAATCCACGCGCAGTCAGCCACTCGTCCGCATTGTGGGTCGACATGCTGGCGCCGGTCGTCGGGCGGCCATCCATCAAGTTGACCAGATCCTCAACAGCGCTAGAACAATCAGCCAAACCCTGCGTCAGGTCGCCGCGTTGTTCTTGTGTGTATCGTCCGGCGGGAACGTTGGCGAGTAGCGCCGCGTCGCCGGGATAGGCACCGATCGGCGTCATGGACACACCGGTCGCACCGGCGGACGGGTAGGAGCCCCGGTCGTACTGGTTGTTCTGGTACTGCGGCCCGAACACACCCTGCGCGCCGAGCACACCCATCAACCCGTGCCCGCCCTGGGTCGGGTTATAGGCCGAAATGGCCTGCAACTGCCCCAACAACGGTGCCGCAGCGAGGTTCGCCACGAACTTCGTGATGTTCTCCGCGATCCCCGCCAAACCCTTCGAGATACCGAAATCCTGATCAAGCTGGGCACCGATCTGCCCCAAATCCTTGACATGCTTGTCGGTTTGCTTCGTCAGCTTCTCGTACTGATTCGCGCGGGCATCACTCATGCGCATCTCGGCGGCCTGAAGGTCGCGTTCAGCTTCGATCACATCGTTGCGGGCCTTGAGGCGGTCCTGCTCGGTGGCTTCGGTGGACTGCTCCAATTGGGCGGCGCGGGCACGCTTCTCCGCGAGCTTGTGCCGCGCATCCAGGTACGACGATTCAGCGGAGAACACGGCCGCGTCGGGTGGCATACCAGCAATCCCCGGCGGCAGCGTCGTGTCATACGGCAACACAGGCGCATCCGGCAGCTTCGGGCCAGAACCACTACCACCATCAGCAGCCCCCACCGCGCCCGGGAACAGATCAGCCAACGGGCCATCCGCGGGTGCCCCATCCGAACCAGGCGCGCCGCCACCACGACGCCCGCGGCGATCCTCCACGGAAACATCCAACGGGATCTGACCGGGAAGGTTACCGAACGGGGACGCTGGACCGTTCGAGTTCGCATCCACAAGCCCTGGAATCGGAATGCCGCCAACCGTTGGCGTGCCAGGTCCAGACCCGCCGCCGAGCTGAGGAAGCGGAGACGGCTGCGGATCAACCCCCGTGCCGCCCTGAATGTTGCGGTCCCACCACTCACGGGCACTGCGACCCAACTGATCCGGCGTATTGGAGTGATTCCAGCTATCCGCACCTGGAATCGCGTTCTGAATGGCCTGTTCAATCTCAGGGCCGTTCTGCGCAACCAGGAACGCCAGCCACGCTGGGACCGCCACACGCGACAACGCGGCAGAGATTCCCTTGGCCGACTTATCGGCCGTCGCGGGAAGACCGGCCAATGTCGTGCTCACCGTTGAGAGAGATTGCGTCAGGGCCGTGATGCCAGCTATGGACTTCCACGCCACGAACGCGGTCACCACGTCCCCAACGCTGATACCGATCCGGTCGAGCATTTCGACTACGCTCGACAGCGCATCCCACAAATCCTGCGCAGTCTCGGCAGCTTCCTCGAAGGTGCGCTTGATGTCGTCCTTGTGCGCGACGATCCACGCGTTCAGGTCATTCAGCTTGTCGGTCACATTGTTGATCGACTTGGCAAGCGCGCCAGGACCCTCCGTCGTGTCCAGCGGGTCGCCGAACAGCGCCGAAATGAAGTTCGCCCCAACACGACCCACGGCGGCATTCATGTTCGACAAGGCGCCGTCAACAGTGTCGGCCAGCTTCTTCGACATGCCACCGAACTGGCCCTCAATCGCCTGCACAAGCATGCCGAACGAAATCGTGCCGTCCTTCGACATCTTCTGAATCTCAGCGCTCGTCAGGCCGAACTCTTTCTGCAACGCCGCCTGAACATTGATGCCACGCTCATTGAGCTGCAACATCTCTTCAGCCTGCAGCTTGCCCTTGTTGAACACCTGGTTGAAGATGACGGCCAGGTCGCCGAACTTCTGCCCAGATGCACCCGCCGCGTCCGCAATCGCCGTCAACGCCGCCTGCAACGGGCGACCCTGCTTCACCCCACCAGCAAGGAACTGAGTAGCAGCCTTCGCCGCCTCGTCCAACGCAATCGGAGTGCCAACGACGACCTCGTTGATATCCGACATGATCGTCTTGACCTGCTCGGCGCTGTTCCCCATCGCGGAAAGGCGATGCGATGTCGCATCAAGAGACTTGTACCGATCAAACCCCTTGAACAGGGCAACACCGGCGGCGCCGATAATGCCCGTCGCGGCCGCCGTGAACGCCGTGCCCAACGCACGACCAGCCAACGCGCCAGCCTTCGACGCCGCACCCTCATACCCCGACAGGGCAGCCGAAAACCGGCCCGCCACAGGCAACGACGACGCAAGAGACGAACCAAACGACGAACCAAACCCCCGGCCCGCCGACACACCATGCGACGAAAAACCATCAACAATACGAGACCCGGCCTGACGCGTCGCACGATCAACCTCACGCGACAACTGCTCACCAGCATTACGACCAGCAGCAGCAGCCTCCCGGCCCACATTCTCACCAATCGCACGACCAGCAGACGACCCCGCGCGCGCCCCAGCCGCCTCCATCTCACGCTCAATGTTCTTCGCCGCCACCGCAGCAGCACGCTCATCAAGACGGGAAATAATGTCCACGTAGATAGGCATCAGACACTCACCTCCCCGTCACCAGCCGAACAGATCGGCCTCAACCTCACGCTGCAACTCATGCGCCTCAACCGATGCACGCGCCTTCTCCAGCCGATCAACCGGATCCTCAAACGCAAACGGCTCATACACAGCCTTACGACTCTTCGACGCATGAAACGACGCTCGAAACCTGGCGATCTCGTTATATGTCTCCGCCGCGATCAACTCCGGCTCAGACCAACGCCCACCACGAACAGCCCGCGCCACCGCACCATCAACAGGAGCGAAATCCACATACAACTCCCGGACGCGCTCCTCAGCGTTGTCCACGAACCGCACCCCGAACAGGTCCAGCAACTCCAAACTGGACAGCCTGCCCTGATGCCAATCCGCAACACTCAACCCGAAGAAACGCCGCAGATCACTCGCTATCTGCCTCGGATACAGTCTCCAAAACCACTGGGCTTCCATCACTTTTCGAGTCGGACTCAGCTCGCTCCGCGATCGAGAAGCCCTGCTCGGTCCACGCCCGCCACACATCACGCGCACCAGCGGGACGCCCGTTGATTTTCTTCGACCGCAACACCTCGTAGGAGTCCATGCCCAACACGACCTGAACGATCCGCACCTCACGCGGCGGCGACACACGCTTACCGTCCTTGTAGTACGGGGGGCCTTTCACCGCGCCGGGGCGGGTCTCCGCCGGCAGGACCATCTCGTTGCCGTCTCGGTCCTTGACTTTCTGCTCCGGGATGTACAGGTCAGGTTCCCGGTCGTAAGTTTCGATCTCTTCGAGGTACGCCTCGTAAGCTTCCAGAGCGTCGTCGTCGAGCATCCGAAGATTCGGGTGAGGCGGGATCGACATCGTAGTTCCGTCGTCGAACCGAAGGACACGATCAGCGAACGGGGAATCAAACTCGGTGGCCTGCTCACGGGCCGCGGCGCCATTGTTGGTGGGATTCGAAGTAGTCATGAGAATTTGGGGCTTCCTTTCACGCAATCACGGGGCTGAAAGACGGGGCTGAGGGAGAGGGGCCTGCCGGGTGGGGGCCAGCCCCGGACGCACCATGCGGCGCGCCACAAACACCCACCCGGCAGGGGCTTTTCTGGCTAGCTGCCGTCCGAGTACTGCTCAGCCCATCCGGGGCCACCCATCCACACGTAGAAGTAGCCGGGAACCAGGGCAATCGTCCCAGCCGGATCGGGCCGCATGAAGTACTCGTTCGGCAGCACCTTGTACGTCAGGTCCGCCGTATCAGGATCGGTCTTCGACCGCTGCTTGGACGCCTGGTCGTCCAGCTTCACCGCCGGATAACCCTCAGCGCGGTAAATGAACCCGCCCGAGGTGCGGCGCGCATACAGCAGCAGCAGCTGGTACTCCGCCGAGTCAGCGTCCAGCAGCGGACCCTCACCGTAGTCAGGGGTACCGGGAAGCGCGACCAGCGGATTACCGTCGTTGTCGCACAACGGAAGTTCCGACTCCAGCCGGTGAATCAGCGGATCGGCCGTACCGAGCGCCACGAACCGCACCGAATACGACTTCTCCGTCACCTCAGAATCGACCGGGAACTTCGACTGCAACACCATCAAATCGTCAGAGGTGACGTCCGGTTCACGTTCCGCACCGCCATCCTCAGGGTTGCAGCCGATGTGCCACCAGCCCTCATTCGGGTCGGTGTTGTACTCGTACTTGCCGTTCACCTTGCGGCGGATGAAAAGGTCGTCGCGAATCTTGCCGTCCTGCGCGAACGGCGACCACTTCACCGTCACGCAGTCATCCTCGAACGGCGACATGTCCGTCGCCGCGCCGCGGTTGTCACGAATGAACACCGCCTGCAAACCGCCACGCTCAATGAACGGCTTGTGAATGTCAGTGAATCCGCCGGCGCTCCAATCGGTGCCGGTCATTGGCTGCGTCATAGGACGCTCCTCTCGATCATGATGTGGACCGGATTGCAAAAAGAACTCCGGCGAAACAAAAAAGACCCAAGCCCCAGAAATCGGGCGAGGGGCTTTATTTCTTTGGTTGTTTTCGGGCTGAAACTCAGGACAGGTACGGCAGGCCGACCTCGTATCGGCCCACGTACCGAACAACATGCGGATCGTCGCTGTACTCAACAGGAATCGGAGCCATCAACGACCGGCAATAATCAATCGTCACCAGCACACCCCCCGGAAGGGTGATCAACGTCAACGGATTCAACGACAGCTCAACCATCCGTTGATGCGTCAAACCGGCCTCCACGTCGGCGGCAGCATCACCAGCGGCGAACGTGTGCACAGACACAACCGCCACATCCTGCGCAACCTCAGGCGCATCCACACCGTCAACACGACGCACAACCCGGTGCGGCAACGGATCATTCGCCACCCTGCGCGTCGAAACCTTCCCCAGCGGAGAAAGCCACTCCACCAGCACGCGGTGAATACTCGGAGCGCTATCGATCGCCATAAGCGGTGCCGCCGAACTGCTTAGCCGTCTTCTGGGCCGGCGCATACTCGTCGTTGTGCACCGACCCGAACTCCACAAGGTGCGCCTGCGGATCGGTCGCGCCCACCTTGCCGCGGCCCTTGTTCGTGGAACGTTCCGTCACCTGAACCGAATCGCGGTAATCGCCCGACGACACCGGAGAGTTCTGCTTCCACGCGGCGGCAACCTCATCCATAAACTCGTTGACGCCTTGATTCACCTCGGGCAGCTTGTCGAAGTCGTCGAGACTGATACCGAACTTCGCCAGCGGATTCTTCTTTGTAGGGCCACTCGCCACAGCTAAGCCGCCTTTCGTAACTCGGCAACCAGACCAGGTGCCCATCCGTGGAACCCCAATGTCCAGTCCCGAACCGCGACAACATCGAACACGTCCGCGCCGAACTCGATACGATCCTTCACCGCCACTGGTGAACCCACTGGTAAATACAGGTCCACATCGACAACTTCCGTTTCGGTCATCGTCGCCGAGCCAACCACCTGGACATGCGGCGCCAACTGAATAGCACCCACCGGAACACCAGGCCCGAACACCGGGATCGTGTTCCCCAGTCCATCCGAATCATCACCCACGTGCGGGTAGTGCGTCACAGTGAACGAAACGGGGAACGTCACAGCCGATGCACCGTGATAGTCGGGATGGGATGCGCGAACCGGCGAACCTCGGCAAGCTCATCGGCGGTGAACAATGAGGTGCTTGAGACCCACTCTGCGTTGCGCTGAGTGAACGGACCAGCCGTGAGTGATACGGCCTGCGACTGCACCGAACCGGGCTGCACCGTCAGATGTCGCGCAACCACAGACGCGACGAGCGCCGTGACGGCTTCCGGCGCGCCGCCGCCGACGTACTCAACCACCACGACCGTTCCGGTTACCAGTGGGCGCCCATTCTCGGATACGTCCACATAGTCACCATCCTGAGTGAAATCCACAGCAGCGCCGTCGATACCCTCAACGCTGCGGACCTCGACCACGAGGCCGGGAAGCCACGCCCTGCCGTTGACCACGTTCGCCCGCACACGGGTGACGCCATCGGTGAACACTCGACCCGACGCGCGCTGGAACGCATCACTGACACGCTCCAGCAGCGCGCCGGCCCGGTCTGACTGCTCATCAGTGAGGTCCGCGGCGCTGGACAGCCCCAGCGCCGCGGCAACATCATCGGCAGTAGCGAGCACTAGCTGCCCGTCTTGTTGAAGACGACCACGCCAGTGGGTCGGACAACCTTGCCGCCGTACACATGCAGAGCACGGATACGGTCAGAGAAGCTGTCCTGATCCCGCAGAGCCTCAACGGTGTCGATCTGCGACACATACGCCGCCGCCGACGGATGGAACGCGACGAACTGCTCATCGTCGGTGTCCCGCAGGTTGTTCGACTCCACGATCCGGGCGCCCAAGAGGTTCCCGATGGTGCCCGCGCGCAGACCAGCAGCGTCGCCGGAGGTGTCTGCACTGGTCAGCTTCGACCCGGACGACCGCAGCCAGAACGCCATCTCCGCGTTCACGACAACGACACGCCCCACGTTCGGGACGTTCGCCTTCGTCAGCTCCTTGAGCGCCGTGGCGATCAGGTCGAACGCGTCATCAGCGTCCGTAGGTGCCGAACCGCTCAGCGCGGTTCCGTTGTCCACCAGCAGATCGGCGATGAACTTGTCGGTGTCGGTGGCCAGGGCCGTGGCGCCCGCACGGGTGTAGGCCTCCAGCGAGCCAGCGACCTGAACCCGGTCGATGTCATCGACCAGGAAGTCGATCGACTTCTCCTGGTCAATGAGCAGATCGACGCCGGTGTCAGAAATGGCGTCCGCCGAGGTCTGCCGGCCAGCGGCCTTGTAGTCCTTGACGGTAGGTGCCACCACGCCAGCGATGTGCACCACGTTGCCCTTGCTGGCGATGCCTTCGTACTCGCGGTTGACGAGGTTGGCGAAAACGGTCTGGGCGGTCCACTCCTCCAGGAGCATGTCCGACCAGAGCTCGGGAATGAAGTTGTTGAAAGCCATTTTTGGCTCCCTTCTGTGTTAGTGGAGTTCTCCACGTAGATAGCTGTCAAGTCGGCCCTCTTCGCGCGCCTTCTTTCGCTCGGCAGGCGGCAGCGCCGCGTACTCAGCCGGGGTGAGAGGCTTCGGGCCTTCAACCTTCTTGTCTGATGTGACTTCCGACGTCGGCACGGCCGACGATGCCGTTTTGGCCTTCAGCGCTTCTTCGATCCGCTTGTTGACGAACTCGTTCCACCGGTCGGCGGATTCGCGCATCTCTTCCTCGGTATCGCCATGAATGAACTCCGGATCGACTTTCGTTTCACGCGCCACTTCACTTCGGATGCGTTCACGCTCAGCCGTCTCGAACTTTCGTGCCAGTTCTTCGATCCGGGCCAGCGGGTCGTCGCCGATCTTTTCCTGCGACTCCCGCCACTTCTTGGCGTCCGCGAAGTTCTCCTTGGCTTGCGCCTCGTTCTTGCGGGCCATTTTCTTCCAGAACTCGACCGTCTCAGTTGGTTTCGGAGCTTGCGTGGGCTCCTCAACCGTGGCGGTTGCGTCCTGGTCGCCTGCCGGTTCCACTGGCTCCGTTACGGCGCTGTGTTCCGACGTTTCTGCTGTCACATCATCAGACATGAGGGTTTGTTTCCTTTGCGGATGGGTTTTCTTTGTGACATGCCCGTTACGGGCCATGTGTGCGTTATCCAGACCGCCGGGGTCAGCGCTGGATGCTTCTGGGGCCTGAGAACTTCTGGTCACGCCATGCGAGGACGGGCCCAACCTCGCCGTGCTCCCGAGTGACGATCAACTTTCGGTAGTCAACGGCGCGTCCGCCGCGATCCGCGATACTCGCGAACGCCTTCACCTGGTCATGCGTCTCGTTGAGAAGCTCCGTGCTGATCGTGTCGAAGTCCATCCCCGGCGGGATCACGTCAATATCGCAATCACAGCCCGGATGAATGGGCATCAACGAGTTTTTGCGGTACCGCATGGTTGATGCGATGACACACAGCGCGCAGTTCTCTCTGCCGGTCAAGACGCGGCGGTAGAACTGGACACCGCTGCGGGCGAACGACGACCTAGCCTGGTGCGTCTTTGCAAGTTGCAGGTCGGTGCCCGCCAGGTTCTCGATACGACGCTGACCGGCCCGGAGTGCCGCTGCGACGCTCTTACCTTCCGACAGTGCCGTACGTGCTGTGATCACAGGTCGCGCGTACACCGTCTCCGACGGCACACCGCGAATCGCGGAAACCTCGACGGCCTGCACCGGTGACTGCTGGGTGACTTCTGCGATGTACACCGAAGTCATGGCCGCCATCGACTCTTGGGCCGCTTGGACAACCGGTGCCACCGAAGATGCCAGCTCTCGCAGTCCACTGTCAGACAGCGTTACCGATGTCCACGCTGCGGACACATATTCGAGCAGTCTGCGCCTCAGTTCAGCGGTCGCAGCCGCATACTCAGCGTGATCCATCTTCCTGGGGTCGCTGCACCGAGTTGCCGGCGAACAAAGTTATCTGCTCACGCGCCCTATCGAGATCGTCCTGCTTGATCTGATCGGCGTTGTAGTTCAGGATATTCCGCCGGATAGACGCCCACGACTCGCCGGCCGCCTTAGCCAGAGAGGCGGCAGCATACTTCTCCCCCAGCGTCACACGATCTGGAGATTCGAACGACACATCCACTGTGTCCTCAACGGCCTCGCCCTCAAGCTGCATCGCCTTGACCAAGATGGCCTCCAGGCCGATCTTCGCTATCGAAAGCCGATCCTGACACTTGAACAAGAAGCCCTTCTCAATGTTGTGCGCACCCTCAGCTGACTGGTTCGCGCTGTCCGGCATCAGCATCGGCAACGGAGTCTTGGTCGCCGACGACAGCTGTCGAATATGCTCCTTTATCGCCGACAACATCGGAGTGAAGTCGTTCGGCTGCGATTCCCAGATATCAACCCCAGGGGGCAACTCCCACAACGCTCCCGGCGCGGCCTCAAAGATCGAGGCGTAGTCGATCGCGTTGCCGTTCTCATCGACCTTCGGCAACCCATTTTCCGTCGACTTCAACGCACGCTGACGGAAAGCCTGGATCGCCATCGTGGTCAACAACTGAAGCTCAGCACGGTTGATCCGGTTGATGATGTCAATGTGAGGCTCCACCTCGCCCATGCCATCAGGGTTCTGGTACACCACCACCGGCGGCGGCGAGCCGGTCACTACAGCATCACCAACCGGAACCCACGAGTCTGAGATTCGCGTCACCAGCCTGCGCCGGGACGACGACTGCACAAAGCACGGACGGGCGAACTTTTGCCACCCGTCACCCGACCACACAATCGCAAAATCCGACTCGGCATCGAGGTCCCGCCACCACCGCATAGCGGACCTGATCCGCCACGGCTGCAGCGGGTCAACGCTGACAACCATCGTTTCAGGAGAGTCAGCTGTGATCGTCGCCGTACCGTCATCACGACGCCAGCACGTCAAATACGACTCGCCGAAGTCCAGCCCATACTTGACCCACTGCTTACACACGGAATCCATGCGGTTATCCCGCCAGATGCGCCGTGCACGTAACGCCAAATCACTATCGGCGGAACCACCAACCGTGATGCCATTCGGGATGATCCGGTCAGCAACAGAGTCACGCACCATCAGACCCCAGTTGGTGCGCGCCTCACGCTGAAACGAACGCCACGCCGCAGACGTGTTCCTCGTCAACTCGGGCAGCGGAGCATCCCCATTGGAGTAACGCGCCAACAAACGCACCCGCGACATTCCGTCGTCGATACGCTTCGTCAATACCGGGAGCCATTCCGCTGGCGTTGAAGCAGTCAACAGCTGACCCCCTCTCTGTCTCTATGTCGACTAGTAGATCCGTCTAGGCGCAAACACTTTCGGGCGCGGACGTGCACCATCACGACGCGCATCAACACACGCCTCCCACGACAACATCCCCGCCATCGCAGCATCAAACTTGTCGGCCAAACGGCCATCCTGCTTCTGCATCACCCACAGCGGCTGGCCTGTATCGTCCACCAGCTTCAGCTCACGCCGCCCCGCATGACCCATATGCTCAACAAACTTCGGCCGCCACACATTGGCAGCCAGCGCCGCGTCGCCAGTCGCCAACGCATCGGCATAACCCTGCGTCGCAGCAGCCACACGCCTCAAACTGCCGCCGCCGCCAACCGCCCACTCCACAACCCGATCCGGGAAACGACCCGCCCACGCGGCGATCGTCGAATCCCAGCCCCACGGGTCGCAGTACATGCGCCACACCTCAAACCGCGACATCATGTCCACAACGAGCGCTGTCACCTCATGCTCAGGGACTTCCCACTCTTCGACGTTCTCGGGCCGCTCCCAACAGCCCAACAACATCTGGCGTCCCGTCGCAATCTCAGTGACCACGACAGCCGTCGCATCTCTCCACCGCGACCCGTCAAACCCTGCGGTGACGAACGCTCCATCCGGCACCGTCTCATCGCACTGCACTAGGCGCGTCATATCGAACGCCTGAGAGCCAGACTTACGCCACCGATTCAGATAGACCCGCTCCCAGTAAGCGCGGTCAATACCCGTGCGGTCGTAGTCCTTCGCGATCCGCTCAAACTGCCCCGGCCCCCACTCCCCAATAGGGCCAGTGGCATCCGCGACAGCGGCGACACGCTTCTCCACGGTGGACAGATCATCATGCTCATCGCCAGCCCAGCGCCGAAAGAAGAACAGCGACGGGTCCTGCCGCTCACCCCTGGCGATCGACTCCGCCTCGGCAAGCACGTCCTCTTCGATGCTGCCCTGACCAGGCTGCCCAGCAGTCGACGTGTACAACGTCCACGGGTCCTCCATCGGCCGCTTCGGCATGTTCTGCAACATCGTCTCGTGCGCGTCACGATGCCTCGGCATAAACAACCGGTGCGGCTCATCGAAATGCTGAAACGTCGTCCGCGCGCCATCGCGAGACCCCGGAGCATTCGACACAGCAACAGCGAACCCATCCTCGCCACCCGAAGGCGACAACCGGACGATCCGCTCCTTGCTGATATCAAACAGATCAACATCGGGGCCGTTCTCCAAAATGTACTTCAGCACACCGAACGCCAGCTCCGACACCTGCTCCTCGGTGACCGCCATCATCGGAATTACCGGCGACCGCACCGGCCGACCCACAGGATTCCCCGCGGCGTCAAAACCGTCACACCGAACCGGCGCCTCTGGATGCAACTCCACACCGCAAATCCACGCCGCGAACTCGGTCTTGGCTACACCCTTCCTGAGTTCGACACCGGCCCGCTCGAACCGCCGACGGCCAGCCAAACGGTGCCCACGCGGATACAACTCATACAGCCGATACACCAGCGCGCGCTTCTCGTCATCGAGACGTGCAGGCTGACCCGACAGCGAGCCCGGGCCGAACACCATCCGATCCTCAATGAAGTCGCACACCTGCGGACCCAGCGTCGGAAACGCCAAATCCACGGCCGGCACCTGAAGTACAGCCATCTAAGCTGCCTCGGTCGAACCGCTACGTCACAAGCTTCAGGCGCGGATCGTCACCGGGAACAGGATGACTCACGGGCGCGGCATCCGACTTCCGCCGCTTCGACCCCTTCGCCTTGGAATCCTCCGTCGCCTCAATCTGCCACTCCAACCGGCGGCGAGCCAACGGATTCGTCCCATAATCGGTGTCAGCTTTCTCCAGCCGAACCTGAGCCTCCGCCCGCGCCTTCGCGGTATCCGCGGTCCAAAAATCGTTGTACAACATCGCCACACGAAACAGCCCGTTGATATCCGAATCGGTGTACTCCGGGGCCATCGGCGACGCCCAAATGTCATTCCACCAACGCACCGTCAACGGATGCCACACCACACCATCCGGCAACTCAGGAGCGACCACATCATGATCCGCAGACAACGTAGCCCGCGTCGACGACTTATTGCGCCGAGCACGCACAGAAGGATCTTTAGGTACAGGTGGCATGACATTCCTCCCATTTCGGGAATCAACAAGGTATCAGCAAAACCGCAGGTCAACCCCATTTCGGGGAAGCTGCGAAACCCCCGGGTTCCGTACAGACCAAAATCTGCA